GCTCTTCCGATCTCCCTAAAAAATCCCCGGGGGGTCATTTTCCAGAACAATTTCGGAGTGTTTTCACGAGCACATATAAGTTTTTGTGGGTCTGATGGTCACTCTCCCCGCAGACTCAATTTTTTATAGTATGTGCTCCTGAAAACACTCCGAAAACTATACAAAAAGTACGTTAAAAGGAGAGAGAAATATGAGTGAAAGTAATAAAAAGGGAAGGAGAATTAGGCCAGCACTAACACCAGAGTCTAGAGAAGATCAGTTAGTAGCCCTTGCTATCAATCTAGCAGAAGAACAATTGCTCGCCGGAACAGCTTCTTCTCAAGTTATTAGTCATTTTTTAAAGATTGGTTCTACAAAAGAGCGAATCGAGAAAGAAATATTAAAAGAGCAGAAAGATTTAATCAAAGCAAAGACTGAAGCTCTTAAATCTGAGAAGCGTGTTGAAGAATTATACGCGGAAGCTCTTAATGCAATGCGAAGATATTCCGGTCAACAAGTTAGTGATAACAATGAAGATGAAGAGTTATAGTGAAATGACGAAGTTTGACACTTATGAAGAAAGACTCAACTACCTTTACATAGGAGATAAGATAGGTAATCAAACTTTCGGAAATGCTAGATGGATTAATCAAAGATTTTACAAGTCTCTTGAATGGAAACGCGTCAGAGACTATATCATAATGAGAGATGGTGGGTGTGATCTAGGTATAGACGGATGTGGTTTGTCTAATAGAAATATTATAGTGCACCATATAAATCCTATAACTGAAGAAGACATAATAAATAGAAATTCGAAGTTATACGATCCTGATAATCTAATATCCCTATCTCTACAAAGTCATAATTTTATACACTACGGATGTAAATTAGAAGAATTACCAATCGAGCGTTCTCCTAATGATACCTGTCCGTGGAAGAAATAAAGGAGGTATAATATGGTTACAGAAATAGTAGACCTAGACCTTGGTTCCAATTCAAGCTTCAAAATAATAACTATGCAGGGAGATATAGCTTCTAGGTTTATAGAATTTCATTTAACTTATAATAATGAAACATTTGACTTAACTGGTAAAACAGTTTCGTGTAGATATTTGAATGACGACAAAACGACTATTACTACCAATCTAGTTATCAATGATAAAACGAATGGTATATGTACTTTAGATGTTCCTTATACACTTATGAAAAATCCTTATGTGACCAGAAGCGAATTAATAATAAAGCAATCAAGTGAGGTTTTATCAACTATACCTTTTACTGTGGAAGTTGTCAAATCCCTAGTCAAAAGTTCTGTTGTAGAATCTTCCGATGAGTTTGGAGCATTAAACGAAGCTCTTTGGAGAGTTGAAGGAGTCGATAGTAGAATTAATGATCTTAGTTCGCAATTGTTTAATATCGAAACCGAAAAAGCTACCAAGGCAGAAGTTAACATTGAACGAAAAAGAATCGACGCTTTCGTTTCGCTTCCAGAAGGTAGTACTCAAGGCAATGCTGAGGTTTTAGATGCTAGAATAGGAGCCGATGGTGTTACCTATACAAATCTAGGGAAATCAATAAGAACACAAATAAACAATATTCATAAAGAAATAAAATATGAAAAAGAACTTGATTATAGTGATAAAATAGTTAAAGGAAAATTTGTCGATAAAAACGGATTAGAAGTAACGTTAGAAGAATACAATTATGTTAAAAAAATAAATGTGTATGGATTTTATAGTGTTACTCTTAAAAATGTTGGAACTAGTGGAAATGCTTGTGTAGTATCTTATAATAAAAACGGCGACGTAATAGGAAAAATAAATACATCAAACTGGACACCAAGTACAGAAACAATTGTGTTGGCAGAAGATGTTTATTATATCTCTATATCATATTCCAAAAACCACCCGTTAACTATTAAAGGAAGAGGTGTAAAGTATTTATTAAACAACATTGCTGACGAATTAAAAACCGATAAAAACACAACAATCGTATGGATTGATGATGATAGTGACAAAGCCGGCATAGAGTATGTTTATAGTTCTTGCAAAATTAAAGGCGTGAACGCGACATTAGCTTGTTTATCTCAAAAAATTAGCGAGGATAATGCACTTAAAACAAGACTTTTGGAAATGGAAGAACAAGGTATTGAAATGGTGTTACATGGTTATACACACGATAATTCAATATGGAGTAATAGTAATTCCGATGCAAAAAGTATTATTACCAATATAACTAAAGGTTATAGAGAGTTGAAAGACTTCCAAAATTACAAACACCTGGTAACGCCAAATGGAGCAAATAGCGAGCTGATTAAATCAATTGCGAAACGATTTTCTCCTTGTCTTGTTAGTGCATGGGAGGGGGTTAATAAAAAAGAGTGGGGCGATAAAGCAAGGTATGATTTAGGTAGATACTGGATGACTAACCATACACTCGAAGAGTTTAAAACAGTAATCAATGGGTTAAGACCCAAAAACGATTTACTTATTCTTGCAACACATTCCGCACCTAGTGTGGCTCCTTGGGACAAACAAAAAATAGAGGCTATGTTACAATACGTAATAGATAGTGGCTATAATATTGTTACATTAAGTGAGGGAATTAAATATTTCTTTGATTTATAATAATTGATAAATATTACTCACAAAAAAAATAAACAATAGATAAAAGTCAGAAAGGAGGTGATAAATCAAAATGAACAAAGTATTACAAACCATAAAGAAAGTTCTAGGTATCGCTAATGAAGACTCTAGCTTTGACCAAGACCTTATAATTTATATAAACTCAACGATAGGAATACTAGATCAACTAGGAGTATCGGATAGAATACTAACTCAAGTTATAGATACAGATACGACATGGTCGGAAGTGTTCGGAGAAACAGATGATCTTGAAATAGTAAAAACCTATATAAGTTTTAGAGTTAAAAGCATGTTCGACCCACCAACAAACTCAGCGGCTATTGAAGCTCTTAACAGAATGATGAGCGAGTTTGAATGGCGAATTAATAACATGCGAACTATAAATCGTATTACTGTAGAAGGAGGTTAGACCAAATGAATGATCAAGAGTTAAAACATTACGGTGTTCTTGGGATGAGATGGGGTGTTCGAAAAAGACGAGTATCTACATCTTCTTCTAGAAAAAGCAGTACAAGCTCTGGAACTACTCCGAGAAGAATGAGTAATAAAGAGTTAAAGGCACGTATAAATAGATTAAAACTAGAACAAGAATACGCAAAGCTAACAGAAATACCACAACCTAAATCAACTCCTAAAATAGAGAAGTTAGTTAAAACAGCTGGTAATATAGCCCAACTATCAAGCTCAGCGGCAACTATCTATAAAAATCTAAACGATCTTGGCGTAGTAAGTAAGTCAAGGAGTTCTTAATCGTGGCATTATCAAACACCGCTACTCCAAAATACTATGGAGAATTTAGAGACGCCGTTATTAGAGGCGAAATACCGATCTGTAAAGAGATAGCTATGGAGATGAATCGAATAGACGACCTTATAGCTAATCCTGGAGTATACTATGATGATAAAGCTATAGATGGATTTATCGAGTATTGTGAAACTGAAATGACTCTAACAGACGGTAGCGAACTAAGACTACTTGATAGTTTTAAACTGTGGGCTGAACAAGCGCTATCGTGGTTCTACTTTGTTGAACGTAGTGTTTACGTTCCTAACGAAGATGGACATGGTGGTAGGTATGAAGTTAGAAAGATTAAAAAGAGACTAACAAATAAGCAATATTTAATAGTAGCAAGAGGTGGGGCTAAATCAGTATATGCTGAACTTATTCAAAGCTACTTCTTAAATGTAGACACTTCTACTACTCATCAGATAACCACTGCTCCGACAATGAAACAAGCTGAAGAAGTTATGGGACCTTTTAGAACAGCTATCACCGTTGCTAGAGGACCGCTATTCAAATTCTTAACAGAGGGTTCTTTACAAAATACTACTGGCTCTAAAGCTAAAAGAGCTAAGTTAGTATCCACTAAGAAGGGTATAGAAAACTTCTTAACAGGTTCTTTACTTGAAGTAAGACCTATGAGTATAAGTAAGCTACAAGGACTTAGATGTAAGATAGCTACAATCGACGAATGGTTGTCTGGAGAGACAAGAGAAGATGTAATTGGGGCAATTGAACAAGGAGCTTCTAAGATTGACGATTATCTAATAGTTGCAATAAGTTCAGAAGGGACTGTTCGTAACGGAATAGGTGACACAATCAAAATGGAGTTAATGGACATACTAAAAGGTGAATACATCAATCCTCACGTGTCCATATGGTATTACAAATTAGACAGCGTCGATGAAGTCGCTAATCCAGAAATGTGGATCAAGGCTCAACCTAACTTAGGGAAGACTGTCTCTTATGAAGTATACCAACAAGATGTAGAAAGAGCTGAAAAAGCTCCTGCTGCTAGGAATGATATTCTAGCGAAACGTTTCGGAATACCTATGGAAGGCTATACTTACTTCTTTTCGTATGAAGAAACAATACCACACAAGAAAAGAGAATATTGGCAAATGCCATGCGCAATGGGAGCCGATTTATCAAGAGGTGATGACTTCTGTTCATTCGCTTTCTTATTCCCAATGCCAAAATCTACTTTTGGTATAAAGACAAGATCTTACATTTCATCGTTGACTTATAATAAACTACCTCAAGCTCTATATCACAAATATCAAGAGTTTATAAAAGAAGGTAGTCTAGTGGTAATGGAAGGTTCGATACTTGACATGCTAGATGTGTATGATGATTTAAATGCTTTTATAGATGAAGCACAGTATGATGTTACAGCATTTGGTTATGACCCTTACAACGCTAAAGAGTTCGTTGAAAGATGGTCTCAAGAAAATGGCCCATTCGGAGTTGAGAAAGTAATACAAGGCGCTCAAACAGAATCAGTTCCTTTAGGAGAACTTAAGAAGTTATCTGAAAAGAGATGTTTACTGTTCGATGAAGCTATAGTATCGTTTGCTATGGGTAACGCCATAACACTTGAAGATACTAATGGTAACCGTAAATTACTTAAGCAAAGAAAAGACCAAAAGATTGACCCGGTTGCTGCAATCATGGATGCTTTCATAGCATACAAGAGAAACAGAGATGTTTTCGAATAAGGAGGTGAATAAACGATGAACCCGTTTTCAATATTAAAACACAGTTGGAATATCTTCGCATATGAAGATGGACCAAAACGTAGGTCGCCAACTACTGGTCCTGGTTATTATCATAACCCAAACAGAACTAGATTTTCTAGAGGTAACGAGAAAACCATAGTAACTTCTGTTTATAACAGAATAGCATTAGACGTCGCTTCAATTGATATACGCCACGTCAAAATGGATGAAGATAATCGTTTCGAGGACTTCATTAAATCAGGACTAGATAACTGTCTATCAGTGGAAGCCAATATAGACCAGACTGCTAGGAACTTCGTTCAAGACATAGTAGCATCTATGTTAGATGAAGGATGCGTTGCCGTTGTTCCTGTAGATACAACTCTAGATATTAACGTTACTAACTCATACGATATTCTTACTATGAGAACTGGTAAAATAACACAATGGTTCCCCGACAGAGTTACGGTGTTACTATACAACGAATTGTCTGGAATTAAGCAAGAAGTAACGTTACCTAAGAGTAAAGTTGCGATAATTGAAAATCCATTGTATGCAGTTATAAACGAACCTAACTCAACTATGCAACGTCTTATCAAGAAGTTATCTTTAATGGATAGCGCAGATGAAGACCTTATTGCTGGTAATCTTGATCTGATAATTCAACTTCCTTATGCAGTTAAGACTGAATCTAAAAAGAGACTTGCTGAAGAAAGAAGACAAGAATTAGAAGCTCAACTTAATGGTGCTAGATATGGAGTTGGTTACATCGATGGTACTGAACATGTTACTCAGCTTAATAGACCTGTAGAGAATAATTTAATGAGGCAAGTTGAATATCTTACTAACTTATTATATTCTCAACTTGGTTTAACTCAAGGTATACTAGACGGTACTGCTGATGAGAATACTATGAACAACTATTATAACAGAACCATAGAACCAATACTTGGTGCTATTGTTGATGAGTTCAATAGAAAGTTCTTAACCAAAACAGCAAGAACACAAAGACAAGCTGTAATGTATATAAGAGACCCATTCAAGCTATTACCAGTATCTCAAGTTTCTGAAATAGCTGATAAGTTTACAAGAAACGAAATAATGACATCTAATGAATTTAGACAAAAGATTGGTATGAAGCCGTCTAAAGACCCTGCTGCTGATGAATTAAGAAATAAAAACCTTAGTCAATCAAAAGAAGTCTTAGGCGCTAAAGCAGACAATCAACAAGAAAATAATATTCAAGAGGAGGAAGAATCTAATGACACTTAAATACGATTTTGGAGGATGGGCTACTAAGTATAATGTGACATGCTCAGACGGTAGAACAATATCACATAATGCATTCAGTCATTGTGATGATAAACAAGTACCACTAGTATGGAATCATAACTATGATGGTCCTGAAAGTATTATAGGTAAAGCTACATTGAAGCATGAAGATTCTGGAGTATATGCATATTGCGAGTTTAATGAAACTGATACTGCTAGAACTGCTAAGAATTTAGTAATTCATGGTGATATAACAGCCCTATCAATTTATGCTAATAGATTAAAACAAGAAGGGGGTAGAGTTCTTCATGGTGATATAAAAGAAGTTAGCCTTGTTTTAGCTGGAGCTAATCCAGGAGCAAGTATTCAAGAAGTATTAGTTCACGGTGACGTCGAGGAAGGGGCTGCATTGATTTACAATGATGACTATGAAATAGAATTATGTCACTCAGATCAAAATGACGAACCGGAACAAAAGAAAGAAGAATCTAAGGAAGAAGAAAATGAAGATACTAAAACAGTCGCTGAGGTTTATCATTCAATGACTGAAGAACAAAAGAAAGCGGTTGCTATAATAGTAGACCAAATGTTAGAAAATAATAATGATGATGAGGTGGATGAAAATATGAAACATAATGTATTTGATCAAACAGAAAACAACGAAATGGAATTAAAACACAGCGAGTTTGTTGCTGCTTCTATTAGAGATGCTAAGAAATATGGAAGCTTAAAAGAATCATTCTTAGCTCACGCTGGCACTTACGGTATTAACGAAATAGAAACATTATTCCCAGCTGAACACTTAGTTAATAATGAACCATCACTAATCGACAGAGACCAATCTTGGGTTGCTAAATTCTTCAACGCAACTAAGAAATCTCCTTTCTCAAGATTAAAGGCTGTTTACGCAGACATCACTGCTGATGAAGCTAGAGCTCTAGGTTATACTAAAACTAAGAAGAAGAAAGAAGAAGTATTCGGATTATTAAAGAGAACAACTGCGCCAACTACAGTTTACAAGAAACAAAAGTTAGATAGAGATGACATCATCGATATTACTGACTTTGACGTAGTAGCATGGTTAAAGAGAGAAATGAGAGGTAAGTTAGAAGAGGAATTAGCTAGAGCTATGTTAATCGGTGATGGTAGATCTTCTGTGAGCGATGATAAGATCAAAGAAACTTGCATCAGACCAATCTACAACGATGACGATCTATACACAATCAAAGCAGCTATAGGCAGCGGAGATAAAGCTAAAGAATTTATAAAGACAGTTATCAAATCTAGAAGTCAATACGAAGGAACTGGAGTTCCAACATTATACACAACTGAAGATATGTTAGCTGATATGTTATTAATCGAAGATGCTAACGGTAGATTCATCTATGACAGTGAAGCTACTTTAGCTAAAACATTAAGAGTTAAAGAAATCGTTACTGTTCCAGTTATGAAGGAATTAAAAAGAGACGCTAAGGATTCTAAGATTCATACTGTACTAGGAATAGTTGTAAATCCAGCAGACTACACTGTAGGTGCTGATAAAGGTGGAGCTGTAGCAATGTTCGACGACTTCGACATCGACTATAACCAACAAAAATACCTAATTGAAACAAGATGTTCTGGTGCTTTATTAAAGCCTAAGACTGCTATAACTATAGAAGAAGTTACTAACGAATAATTCAAAATGAATAGGGACTTAGGTCCCTTTTAATATTTTATCGACGGAGGTATGAAATGGATAAACAATTAACAAGTTCTGATATTATTAAAGACGCTCAACGTATAGGAAGTTTAAAAGACTCTGTGTTAGCACATGCTGAATCTTACGGTATAAAAGAAATAGAAACTTTATTCCCAGATCACAAGTTATTAAATAACACACCAGGGTTCTTAAATAACGATGTAGAATGGGTTAATAAAATATTAGGTGCTGTCGGAAAGCAGCCTTTCTCAAGAATAAAGACTCTTATGGGAGATATCTCAAAAGAGACAATTAGAGCTAAAGGATATACTAAAGCTGGATTAAAAGTTGAAGACGTATTCTCATTATTAAAGAGAACTACTGAACCTACTACTATCTACATGAAGCAAAAGATAGATAGAGACGACGTCCTAGACATAACAGATTTCGACGCAGTTGCTTGGATTAAGCAAATGATGAGAATGAAGTTAGATGAAGAGTTAGCAAGAGCTATCTTAATAGGTGATGGTAGAGAACCCGATGACCAACATAAGATTGATGAAGAATGTATTAGACCAATCTACAACGATGACGATCTATACACAATTAAAGTTCCAATCACTGTAGAACCTGATGGTAATAAATACAAAGAGTTTATAAACGCTTGTATCAGAAACAGAAAGAAATATAGAGGTAGCGGCAACCCTACATTATTCACAACTGAAGAAACATTATCAGAGATGCTTTTATTAGAAGATACTATAGGACATAGATTATATAAAACAGTTGAAGAATTAAAAACTGTATTAAGAGTTTCTGACATTGTTACTATGGAAGATATGGCTGATCTAGAAAGAGACGCTGAGGATGCATCTAATAAGCATACTGTATTAGGAATAATAGTAAATTTAAAAGACTATTCAATAGGTGCTGATAAAGGCGGCCAAATATCTTTATTCGATGACTTCGATATCGACTACAACCAACAAAAGTATCTAATCGAAACAAGATGTTCTGGTGCTTTAATGAAACCTTATTCTGCTATGGTTATAGAAGAAGTTACAGCGGTTTCTTTACCAGCATACTATGAAGAAGACGAAGAATATATGGAATAATTCAAAATGGCTAGATATCATGGATACGTCGGATACGCTATAGACGTCGAAGCGTATCCAGGTGTTTGGGAATCTCAGATTGTCGAGCACGAGTATTATGGAGACGTTGTTAAGAACAAACTTAACGTTCAACAAGCAGGTGTTATAAACCCAACTTTAACTATATCAAATAATATAAGTATAGTTGCGGATCCATTTGCTTATGAGAATTTCTATGCTATAAGATATGTGACATATCTAAACAAGAAATGGTGTGTAACTTCTATAGAAGTAGAAAGACCACGACTTATATTAACGCTTGGAGGGTTGTATAATGGATAATAGATTAAAGTTTAATGAGTTTCTAAAAACCATAACTCCAAATGTATATTTCCAACCACCAACTAATATAAGTATAAAGTATCCTTGTATAATATACACAAGGAAAGACATTGAAAAAGTAAATGCTAGCAATAGAGTCTATCGTAAAAATCATGCCTATGACGTGACTGTTATAGATAGAAATCCAGATAGTCCTATAGCTAGTAAGCTTATAGACTTACGATACTGTGAGTTTGACAGACAATTTATCAAAGATGGCTTAAATCATATAAGCTTCAAAATATATTATTAATCAGGAGGATGATTTTTATGGCAAAAATAAAATGGGACCAAGAAGGTTCAAGATTATACGAAACAGGTGTTTCTAATGGCGTGTTATACGTGTTCAATGAAGGACAATACCAAACTGGTGTAGCATGGAATGGATTAATCAGTGTTACCGAATCACCAAGTGGAGCTGAAGCAACTCCTATATATGCTGACAACATCAAATACTTATCACTTACTTCTGCTGAAGAATTTGCAGCTTCTATCGAAGCTTACACTTACCCAGATGAATTCGCTGAGTGTGACGGAAGTGCTGAATTAGCAGCTGGTGTTATGATAGGACAACAAAAGAGAAGCAAATTCGCATTAGTGTATAAGACTATAATTGGTAATGATACTGAAAATGAATCTCATGGATATAAATTACACATCATATACGGTTGTCAAGCAGCTCCATCTGAAAGAGCTTACGCTACTGTAAATGATTCTCCAGAAGCAATAACTTTCTCTTGGGAGATCTCTACTACACCAGTTGAAGTTACAGGTCACAAACCTACTTCTGTATTAACATTAGATTCAACTAAGGTTACACCTACAAAGTTAAAAAAAGTTGAAGACAAATTATTCGGTGATGACTCAGCTGGACAACCAACATTATTAACGCCTGACGAAGTGTTAGCTTTAATTAACGAAGAATAATTCAAAATGATCGGGGATGCTTAAAACAGGCGTCCCTTAATATATTTAATTTTAAAGGAGAGATAAATAATGATTAAAAAAACTGTAAAATATGTAGACTTTAATGGAAATGAAAACAATGAGACTTTCTACTTTAACTTAACTAAGGCTGAGTTAACAATGTTAGAACTTAGTTATAAAGGTGGATTGTCATCTTATATAGAGGAGGCTGTTAAATCTGGCGATAATGCTAAATTAGTAGAAGTGTTTAATAAACTAATTCTAGAATCTTATGGTGTTAAATCTGAAGACGGTAAGAGATTCGTAAAGAATTCTGTAATAAAAGAAGAGTTCAAAAATTCAGCAGCGTTCAGCGAAATATTCATGTCAATCGCTACTAATGCTGAAGAAGCTGAAGCGTTCGTAAAAGGAATAAGCAACAACTAATGCTATGATAGTTATAGATATTCCCGAGAACGAATATTACGACTCTGTAACCGAAATGTTTATTACAATACCTGCCAAACGAGTTAAATTAGAACACTCGTTAGTTGCCATATCGAAGTGGGAATCAAAATGGTTAAAACCTTTTCTAGGTCCCGGTGATAAAACCATGGAGCAAAAACTGGACTATATATCGTTTATGATATTAGACGAAGACGAACCAACATCTATAGTTAACATGATGACCGAGTCTAACTTAAAATCTATAATAGATTATATAGAATCACCAATGACCGCCACTACGATAAAACAATCGAAATCATCCAAAGTTAGTAGAGAGATAATAACATCTGAACTTATATATTATTGGATGATATCTTTTAATATACCGTTTGAATGCGAGTATTGGCATCTCAACAGGCTATTGATGTTAATAAACGTTTGCAACGTTAAGAATACACCACCTAAGAAAGCTAGTACAAAGGACATACTAGCTAGAAATAGAGAATTAAACGCTGCTCGTAGGAAAGCATTAGGTACGTCAGGTTGATGAATTATGATTAGTATAAAATGTACTGGGGACTTTAAGAATACAACAAAGTTTTTAGAACGTGCCCGAAAATTATCGATTACTGATATATTAAACAAGTATGGAAATGAGGGAGTCAAGGTTCTATCCGCTGCGACTCCCAAAGATACTGGTGAAACAGCTGCTAGCTGGGGTTATAAGATAGAAGCAGGATCTAAACAATCTACTATAACTTGGACTAATGATTCCATAAGTGGTGGAATACCAATAGTAATGCTTATACAGTATGGGCATGGGACTAAAAATGGAGGTTATGTGTCCGGAGTAGATTTTATAAATCCTGCTATAAAAAGTGTAATGGATAAGATGGCCGACTCTATATGGAGGGAGGTTACTAAAATATGAGTAGTATAGATAATAGAATCGTCAAAATGCAGTTGGATAATGGACAATTTACATCCGCTGCGAACTCAACGATGAAAACCCTTAGTAAGTTATCCGAAAGCTTAAAGTTCAAAGATGGCGCTAAGGGACTTGAAAATATAACTTCAAAGGTTAAAGGCGTTGATATGTCTGGGTTATCTTCAGCAGTAGATACTGTAAAAGAGAGATTCTCAACTTTAGATGTAGTAGCAGTTACTGCATTGGTGAATATAACTAACTCAGCACTTAACGCTGGTAAGAAAATAATAAGTTCTCTTACTTTAGACCCTATAATGGATGGTTTCAGAGAATACGAAACTAAGATGAACGCCATTCAAACAATAATGACTAATACCTCATCTAAAGGTACTACACTTGATGATATAAATAAAGCTTTAGCTGAACTTAACGAGTACTCTGATAAAACTATATATAATTTTGCTCAGATGACTGATAACATAGGTAAGGCTACTGCTGCTGGTGTAGGCTTGGAAGATGCTGTTACATTCGTTAAAGGTTTAGCGAACGTTGCTGCTGGATTTGGCGTAGACGCTACATCTATGGCTGGAGCAACTCAACAAATGACGCAAGCCTTAGCTTCTGGTACAATAAGACTTCAAGACTGGATGTCTATGGAGAACAGAGGTATGGGTGGTCAAATGCTTCAAGATGCATTGTACAAAACAGCCGAAGAGATGGGTGTATATGTAGATAAGAGTGTTCCGTTTAGAGCAACTTTAGAGCAAAACTGGTTATCTTCTGATATATTCATTAAGACTATGGAGAAGATGGCTAATGATGAATCACTTATAAACGCTGCTACTAAAGTAAAAACATTCACTCAATTATTGGATACTATGAAGGAATCCGTTGGTTCAGGTTGGGCAGTTACTTGGGAAACAATAATAGGTAATAAAGATGAATCTACTGAATTATTTACTTCTATAAGCGAAGGTTTCGGAAAGGTAATGGGCTCTATGGCAGATTACAGAAACGAATCACTTAAGGTATGGAAAGACCAAGGTGGACGTCAAGCAGTACTAAACGGTTTAAAGAATATAATAGAATCTATTGGAAATGTTCTTGGTCCAGTATACGAGGCATTTAAGAAAATAATAGACCCTTGGAATGCTGATAGACTTATAAGCATCTCAAAAGGTTTCGAAAAAATAACTGAAAAGTTAAAAATAACAGATAAGACAGCAGGCTTAATCAAGAGAACATTCGAAGGTGTATTCTCAGTGTTTAAGCTTGTTGGGTTAATCATAAAACCCATAGGCTCATTATTTTCGGGTTTAGCTGGTAGTGGTGGGTCTCTGATAGATGTATTTTTCTCAATGACTGCTACTTTAGGGGACTGGATTGCAAAAGCTGTTGGGTTCATAGAATCCTCAGGAGCCATCGAGACTGCTATGTCGCTAATGAGTGAAGCTGGGGAATCCATAGCATACATCATATCCAACGTTAGTGAAAAGGGTACCGAGTGGTTTGCAAAAGGAGTTAGCTTACTAGAAAAGTATGTTGGTAAGTTCTCAGGCGTATTGAAAGATTTAGTAGTCAATGCTTCTGATAAAATTGATGCAATAAAAACTTTTGTTAAAGAATTCAACGACGCTTATAAACCTTTAGACGCAGCTAAGAACTTCGTAGTAGGAGTATTCAAAGCAATTCAAAATGGATTAGCTGACTTTACTGATTTCGTAAAGACTTCCGTTGATAATATACGAAGCTTCTTCGACTCTATCGTTAACAAAGTAAAAGACTCAAATATACAAGCTATAGATTTCGTTAATGCTGGCCTATTCGCAAGTTTATTTGTGGTAGTAAAGAAATTGATTCCGTTTTTAAAAAAATTCTTTACTGCAACTGGCGACTTCAAAGATAGTGCTATAGGTGTGCTAGAAGAGTTACAAAGTACTCTAGAGACATACCAAAAGAATCTTAAAGCTGACATATTGCAAAAGATAGCTATATCAATTGGTATATTAGCAGCGTCTATATGGGTTTTATCTAAAGTTGATCCTGATAGACTATTACCTGCAGTAGCTGCCTTAGGAGCATCCGTTGCAATTATAACAGGTGCTATGTGGGCATTCAATAAAATAGACCCAAAAGAATTTAGTAAATCTGCATCTACAATCACTTTATTAATTGGTATATCTATATCACTAAGTATACTAGCCTCAGCCCTTAATAAACTATCCGATTTAAAATGGGATGATATACTAAGAGGTGTGGTTGGTTTAGGAGCTGCTTGTGTTGCTTTATTAGCGGTGGTTAAGATTATAGATGGAGCCGATATAAATCCTAGCCAAGGTACTGGTTTACTACTTATAAGTGGTTCTTTGTATGTTTTAGCGGGAGCCATGGCGATATTAGGCAATCTAAATACCGATACCATATTAAAGAGTCTTGTGACTTTAGCAGCCGTGTTCGCAGGGTTATCATTATTCCTAAACTCAACTAAGGGTATAGGTAATTCAGTCAAAATAGCGGCTAGTTTAATACCTCTCACTACTTCGTTATTAATACTAGCTGGTGTTTTAGCTATATTTGGAAACATGAATATAGACACACTTAAACAAGGTTTCATTGTACTAGCTACTGCGTTAACCGAGTTATCTCTATTCACTAACTCTATGAGAGGATTTAGCGGTAACATGACTTCCATAGGTGCTGGATTACTACTATTAAGTGGAGCGTTATTGTTATTAACAGGCGTTCTTCAAATACTTGGTAAGATGGATCTTAAAGTGTTAGGTCAAGGTTTAATTACAATGGCTGCGTCATTAGGTATATTAGCGGTTACGTTAAATTTAATGCCTAAAAATACAATAGGAATCGCTACTGGTCTACTTATACTATCTGGAGCTATGTTGGTATTATCCGGGGCTATGAAATCATTTGGTGAAATGTCATGGGAATCAATATGTAAAAGTCTATTGATGATGGTTGGTATAATGGTTGCATTTGCTGGAGCATCTATTCTATTAGCACCTGCAATTCCAATAATGACTTCTATGGCTTTAGGTCTAGCAGCTTTAGGTTTAGCCGCAGGATTAGTAGGTGGAGCACTTATGTTATTATCTGCAGGTATTACAATGCTATCAGGATCAGTGGTTGGGGCAGGTCTTTCTATAACCGCTGCATTGATGTCGTTAGCTACTGTTATACCAGTTATGGCGGCTGCTATAGCTTTAGGTCTTGTTAGTTTTATAACAATACTTGGTTATAACGCTGCTGCAATAGAAAGAGCACTTACTCAACTATTAACGGCGTTAATAAATGTCGTAATAGCTAACATACCTTTATTCATAGAAGCTGTAACAACATTTGTATCAGAAGTAATAGCTTCGCTAGCAACACTTACTCCGCAACTAGTTGAAGCGGTATTTAATGTGTTAGTCGCTATTCTTACTACATTAAATGAAAACCTACCAACTATAGTGAATTTAGTCAACGATACGTTGTTAAATTTAATTCTAACAGTTTTAAATAATATGGCAGCATCAATACCTCAGATCGCTAGCGCTATAACAGACATAATAGTAGCAATAATAAACGCAATTAGTACAAACGTACCAAGAGTTGTAAATGCTATATTTGATTTGGTTATAAATATAGTTAACGGACTTAGTAACGCAGTTAGTGAAAAGATGCCTCAAGTGAGAGAAGCAATGAAAGGACTAGTTAAAGCTATAATAGACGAGTTAAAAGCATGTATAAAAGATGCGGTTAGCGTCGGTGGCGATATCATGGAAGGACTTAAGAAAGGTATAAATAATGGCTTGTCTAAAGTTAAAGAAGCTGCTAAGAACGTGGCTAGTAGTGCACTTAACGCCGCTAAGAATCTTCTTGGTATTCATTCACCTTCTAGAGAGTTCATGGAAGTTGGTAGATGGTCTGATGAAGGTATGGCTAAAGGTTTAACTAAGTATAGTGGTTTAGTAGAAGACGCTGCTGCAGACACTGCCGAAGGTGCTTTAAGTGGTATGCAAAAGGCACTATCCGCGGTTGATTCTTTAGTTAGTGATAATATGAATAGTTCACCAGTAATAAGGCCTGTCTTAGACTTATCAGAAATTCAAAATGGAAGATCTACAATGGACGGTATAATGAGCGGTGGATATTCAATGAATACTACTATGAATGCAGCTAGACAAGTATCAAGTGGATTACTATCTAGAATGAGTATACTAGACGGTAATAAACCTAAAGAAGAAGATAATCCAACAAATTCTAGTAATACTATAATGAATACGTTTAACATCACTGGAGATAATCCTAGAGCCATCGCAGAAGAAGTATCTAAGATTATACAAAAACAAGTAGAAAGGAAGAGTGCTGTATGGGCATAATAAAATATAATGGAATCTCAACAGACGAGGTTGGAATAGTTGTTGAAACTCCTCCTAACTATGAGATTCCAGAAAGAAATTATGAGATCATATCAGTGCCAGGAAGAAACGGAGATATTGTTATAGACCTTAACTCTTATAAAAATGTAGTTAGGGAATACAATATAGCTATAGGTGAAGAAGACGGGGACTTTTCAGTCCTCTCTTCTAAAATAGCTAACTGGCTCTATTCTGGTCACGGGTATCTAAGGTTAGAAGATAGTTATCTACCAGAGTACTATATGATGGCGGCTGTTATAGCTCCCAATAATATAATAAATATACTACAACAAGCCGGTAGGGCAACCGTACAATTCAATAGAAAACCACAACGTTTCCTTAAGTCTGGGGACAGATCGATCGTTGTTACTAAACAAACTACACTGTTCAACCCAACACAGTTCGACTCCAAACCGATTATAATAGTCAACGGTGCTGGTTCTGGTGTAGTGAACATCGGTGGTTATTCAGTCAAAATAGAGAACTTAGAAGATGAAATAACCATAGATTGTGAATTGGAAGAGTCTTACAAAGGGACTAATAACCAAAACAAAAAAGTAACATTATCAAACGGCTACCCGTTATTAGTACCAAGAGATAACATTGTTAATTTCTCAGGTGGAATAACTAAAGTTACTATAATACCAAGGTGGTGGACTATATGATATTATTCGAATCGAACGAAATGGAGTTTAAAACACAAGGTATATGTAATTTAAATGCGTCATTAAACGGTACTGTTGTAGAGGAAATCAATGGTATGTATGAATTGGAGTTTGAATATCCGATAGATGATAAATATTTCAAAGAACTTAAATTTAGACGTATCGTGTATTGCAAACCATCGCCTCACGCTAAACCTCAACCTTTTAGAATTTACAATATATCAACTCCTATAGGCAGAACTGTTATCGTAAACGCTTATCATATCTCATACGACGCTTCAGGTTACCCAGTAGAGCCATTCAAAGCTAACTCAGTTCTGACTGCTATAGCGGGTCTAAGAGACAACGTTGGGTATAATTGTCCATTTACGTTTAAAACCGATATAGTTGAAGAAGGTTCTATAGACGTTAAAAAACCAAAAGGATTGAGAAGTATATTAGGTGAGAATATAATGACCGCCTATAAACCAGAATTCTATTTCGATCACTTCCTTATAGATCTAAAGACTAAAAGAGGTCAAAATAGAGGTGTCGAAATACGATATGGTAAAAACATGTTGGATATAAACCAAGAAGAAAACATATCAAATGTGTATACTGCTGTGTATCCTTATTGGTATTCGGATGAAGATGGTTTAGTTGTTTTGCCTGAGAAGTTAGTAAAGACTCCAGGGGACTACAACTACACTAAAGTTTATATTTTAGATATATCGGATAAGTTCGAAAACAAACCAACAGAAGAACAAATAAGAGAGACCACTACTAAATATATAGAAAAAGAAAAGTTGGGAATACCTAAAGTTTCTTTAACGCTATCGTTCTTACAATTGTCAAATTCAAAAGAATATCAAGAGTATGGTTTACTAGATAAGATTGACCTAGGCGATACTGTTAATGTAATATTTGAAGCGGCTAATGTTAGCACTACCGCTAGATGTATAAAAACGTATTACAACATTAGGACTGACAGGTATGACTCTATAGAAATCGGGGAGTCTGTTAAAAACTTATCAGACGGTATAGTGCAAGGCAATCAAGACGTAATTGATAAGATAGAAAGTGGTAAAGAAGAGACTGTTAGTTATTTCGAGAAAGCTATGGAAGAACTAACCAACGATATAACTGGTAATAGTGGTGGATACGTTAGACTAAATCCTCCAAAGAATCCTAGTGAGATTCTTATAATGGATACTGAAGATATTAATTCTTCGGTTGTTGTTTGGAGATGGAATAAAGAAGGACTTGGTGTTAGTAAGAATGGCTATAATGGGCCTTATGTTGGAATCGGTCAAAATGGAAAACTTGTTATAGATGAAGCTACCGCTTATAAAATAACAGCAATGATGATAGAGGGTGGCGCGATATCTTCTATTGGAGGAAAGCTTATAATGTCATTAGACGATGAGTTCTTTGAATTCTCTCACACACAAGCTAACACTAGAACTAGAATAAGTGAGAAAGGGTTTTATATATTAAACGAAAATAATGAAACAATAGCTTCTTTAGCAAGTGAGGACAGTTGGTCTGAACTAAAAGCCAATAAAGTATTTGCTAATAATATAGAGAATATATACACTGGGGATGCTAATCTGTACGTTAATCATGATTTCTCTGGAGAAGGTCTGGGTACTATAGACAACCCATTCACGTCTTTCTATCAACTTAGAATGGCTTTAGAGACTAATCCGATAATAAATAAAGATGTAACAATTAACATACTAACAACATCGTCTGAAATAAGAGATACGTTATTTTTAATAGGTCTTAAGGGTAGTGGGTACTTGAATATTAATTACCATAAGAATTGTGTTCATAGATCTACTGGGACTGGTAATTGGTGCATTTATATGGCAAGATTACAATTACCTGTTAGAGTAACTGGGGGTCGCACAGCATACAACTCAAACGATGGCGCTATATTATGCGATCCTGGAAATGGACACGGTATAGCAGTATTGGATTGTGCTTATGTAAACGTTACTCAAATAAATATAAATTGTAAAAATTGGGGTATTAAAGTTTCGAATAGTAAGGTTAGAGGTTCTAACATAGATTTTTGTGATACGTATAATGCTTATCACTTAGACTCAATGTCAATAGTATCCGAGAGAGATAGTGTTGGTAACTGTGCATCATTTTTTAGATTATATGATGGCTCTATATTTACGTATGGGGGCAGTGATGGTGGATATAGACCATATGGACTTAAGGAAGAAGTATCTGGTAAATGTTTATTGATAGGAGCCGAAAGAACCCAAACCGGGTCATTTAGAACAAAACCACCAGTACCACCTAGTTCTAACTATACACAAACTTTCAACTGGACGTCGCATAGAACTTACGCTTATTCATATTCTAACTGGAGTGATACTGATTGTAAACAAGGTGCTTGGGGTTACGGTTTGAGAGGCGGACATATGTTCTTCGATATTGGTAGTATAAGGTCTTTCTTAAACGGAACTGTTTTAGACGGTAACACTATAACTCTTACTAGAGCTAATAGTGGTGGGTTAAGTGGTGCTAGTAATGTTTATATAAATGGTTCAACATGTTCAAGTGCTAGTGGTACTCCGTCATATAGTAATCAAACTCATCTTGGAACATTGAGATGGGGTGAGACTAAGACGTTTACACTACCTAAAGCAATTGTCGAATCTCTTAAGAACGGTACTTGCAACTCGCTTGCTGTTTATGTTAATAGTACAGCTCAGAGTAATTATATAAATATAGTAAACTGTAGTATAACGTTGAAAGTTAATAAATAAAGGAGGAATGCGAATGATTACACAACTTATAGAGTTTGATGTAAAGAAAGACTCTCACGTCAAAATAACAGCTAAAGAAGGCGATATAAATTCTAGAAATCTGGAGTTTCGTCTATTAGATAACAGCTTACCGTTTTCACTTGTTGGTAGAACAGTAAGATGTTATATGGTTAAGCCAGATAAAAGAATAGTGTTCAACGATTTGCAAATTTTAGACGCTGAAGATGGTAGATGTGTTTTAACACTATCGCTACAATCACTTATAGTGTCTGGGATGGCTAAAATAGAATTGATAATATACGAAGATGGTAAAAAGTTATCAATAATACCAATCAAAATGGATATTATCAAGTCTTTGAACTCTGATGATCTTTTAGAATCTACTAATGAATTCGGAGCACTTAACGACGCTTTATGGAAGATTGATACGTTTGCTGAGACTATTAACGGACTTAATTCGCGAATGGACCAAATTACTGATTTAAAGTTACTCATGAATGTTAACGGTACAACATATAAAATGAATGACTCAATTTCAGTTGCTAAAATAACACGATTACAAAATTTATACATGGCGGAATTTTTAAGAAAACTAAGAAAAGGGGTACCAGTTACAATTGCTTGTATGGGAGACAGTATGACTTATGGACACGACACATCATCATCTAATAAAAGGCCAGCCGACACAACTCCATGCGATGATGGCTCAAAACACAGTTTCACAAGAGCAAGTATCACATACCCTGAATCATTACAGAAATACTTAAATAAAATGTATGCTGATAATGTAACAGTAATAAATAGGGGTTATAGTGGAGATTATGTAAAAAAGGGTGTTGATAGATGGAATAAAAAACATAACGCATACTTGACCATTATCATGTATGGTACAAATGATAGTAGAGCTAATTATGTACCGGCAGAATATAGAGGTAACATCGAACAGTATTTAAAATGGTATGAACAAGCTATTGTGAGAGAGATTTTATGGGGTAAAGCAGTAGTTATTTTCACACCACCAAAGTTGCAATCTTTCGGTGATTTAGACGTTGATACATTTGCAAACGGTCTTGTACAGCTATGTGAAAAATATAACGTGCCATGTATTGATACTGAGCTGTTTACAATTAACTATAACAGTATACATTCCGATGGTGTGCATTTTAATGGCGTTGGTTACGAAATTTTCGGAATGAAAAGCGCGAGTGTTTTTGTTGCAGAAAATCTATTAAAACCTCAACACGTAAGAGGCGGTACAAAATTATTAAATAGACAAACTATTGATAGCTTCGTTGTTAAAGGTACGTATAGTTATAATGCTACAAGCGGAGCATATACACCAAGTGAATTAAACAATACTGGTGGGAGTGTGCTAAATCTTAATCCTGGAAGTAGCATAACTTATAGTTTTTACTGTGAAGAAGACGACATGTTTGTAATTCCTTATATTTATACTGGAGCGGAAAAGATCAAAATAGTATTAGACCATGGAATAAAGGCTCAAGAAAATTCTTTGGACGCAAGTATTGCTATGGGGGCGAAACCTTTAGACAATAACAAGCTAGTATTAGAATTTACAAATTCGAATAGACTTTTAATTGATAAAGATGGAGTATATACTAAGGGTATAGAATGTTTAAGAATTCCAACCAAGGGGTGGCATACATTAACAATTTCAAATGAGCATAAACAAAGTACTGATGGAACATTAGTTATTAATGGTATTGAATTTGTTAATTATGATGTGTACGCAAAATATGTAAATATAAATAAATACTACAGACAAAATTATTTAAACTACACATCACATAGCGTATTAGGGTCAGAGGATAGTGTTAGCGAGATGAGAATTAAACCATTAGACTATTTAAAACTTTACCCATTTTACTACCGTGAGGGTAGTGAATATTGGAGAAACCCACCACTACAATTAGTTATTACTGACTACTTAAAAGGAAGTATTATTTATACCTTTACAATTGGTAATAATGCCGCTACAACTGTGTTCCATGGAGAGCGTGAAAGGTTAGGAAAATATACTGGAGGGCGTACTGTATCTAAGATCACTTTAGATGATGAAACTAGGGAAATTGTAATAACATTCAATGCTGGTCTTACTAACAAATCACATTTGTTATTAGAACTAGTTTAAGAATGTTTGATAAATAGTACCCAAAATAAAAAAAACACTGGGATAGATTCGTATGACTATTCCTTTTGTTATTAAGATCTCGAAAGGAGGTGTGATTCAAAATGAATATTAAAGAAAGTGTAAATATAGAGAAGAAGCTTACTATAACTGAAACCGATATAGTAAACGGTGGAGAAGCGTTGGTTCTTATTGCATATGCTGTTAAAGAAAACGATAACCTGTATGCATTTCCAGCCCCTCAGATATTTAACGAATCTTTATACTCAGCTCATAAAACAGAATATGATCAAAAGATAATGGAATTCAGAAGTAAATGTGTATAAGGAAGGGGTGAGAATTAATGGGTGATGTTGGACAATTCATATCGAATGTTGGATTTCCAATTGCAGTTGCTTGTGGCACAGGTTTGATCATATACAAGGTTTTTATGAGATTGTTCCAAAGAGTATTAGACACTTGTGAGCACTTAACAACTACAAATGAAAAATTGGTTGATACTAATAGAACTTTTATTGATCATTTCAACTCTATGAAAGAGGATATAAAAGACGTAAAAACAATAGTTCAAGATATAAAAAAGGAGGTCATTAAATAATGAGTAAAAAAGTAATAATTGATTTAGGACATTTACATTGTGATACAGGTGCTGTTGCTAATGGGTTTAGGGAAGTAGATTTAAATAATTCTATTGGTAGACATGCTGGTGCTGCTTTAGTTAGATCAGGTGTTGAAGTAACATACGCTTCAGGTACTCTATCACAAAGATCCGCATTAGAAAACAAAATAAGACCTAACTGCTTTGTGTCAATACACAACAATGCTGGAGGTGGAGATGGAACTGAGGTATATTTATATAATAATGCTGGTTCTTCAACTCTAAACTTAGCTAATTCTATATACAACGAGATAGTTCCTAAACTTAACAATGGTAGAGGTGTTAAAAGAGCTAACTTCCACGTATTGAGAGAAACTGTGGGTTCGGCGGTATTAGTTGAATGTGCTTTCATGGATAGTAGAGATATACAAGCTGTTGACACTGAAGCTAAAAGAGAAGCGTTCGGAGAAGCTATCGCTAAAGGTATATGTAAATGGTTAGGCGTATCTTATGTACCTAAACAAGTAGCATCTAAACCAAATCAAAATAGCGGTGGTTTATATTATAGAGTTGTTTGCGGAAGCTTTAAAGATAGGAAGAACGCTGAAGAAAGATTAGCAAAACTTAAAGCTGCAGGTTTCGATGGATTCTTAGATGCTTTTAATAAATAGGAGGTATTTATATGAATAATATAATTAAAAGTTTATTAACAAGATTGAATAATAAAGGAACACTTATAGCTCTTGCCGGCTTAATAGTTAGTTTACTAGTACAATTTGGAGTTGATATAGACTCAGAAAAAGTTATAGGTATAGTACAAACTATATGTAGTATTCTTATAATATTAGGAGTCTTAAATGATCCGATAGAAGGTGTCAGTGGATATATTCCAGGGGTTAGTGATAAACTAGTCGAAAAGAAATAGCACAAAACGTGAGAGGGAGGTAACACGTAAAACTATCCCTATTTTTTTTAGGAGGCGATTAAATGAGAAATATAGCCAAGAAATTCAAAATAACTATGTCTTTAATAGATATAGAAACAATTAAGCCTAGATACAAATGCTTCTTTGGGGAAGATGTTGAACTATGTATAAAAGTAATAGACGAAGATGCAAGACCTGTAGACTTAACCGATGTTAACGCTAAGGTTTATTATACATGTGATAAATTCGAACCGCTTAGACAAGATAATAACATAACAATAAACGAACCTTCTCGCAATGGTACTATTAACATTTTAGTTAATAAAAAATATTTAAGACTTGGTGTGAATACTATAAGAGTTGCATTATTTGACAGTGACCAAGAAGTATTATTACAGCCATGTCAAGTGAATTGTATAGAAACTGGTATTGGCGACGAACACGGAGACGTTATTGTAAACGATGATATAAATGTTAAGGACGAATTTATAAAGACTAATAACAGAATAAGCGGAGTTGACAATAGATTAAAAGTAGTTGAAAGCGATATACCGGAGATAGAGAGTGAATTAGATATATTTAAGAGCGATACTAACAATAAAGTCAGCGGAATCGATAATAGATTAAACGTTGTCGAACGTAAGGTACCTGAGATAGAGAGTAGTTTAACCAATATTAGCGAACGATTGGATAAAAATAAGAAAGAGGTTGTAAATAAAATTAATGACTTAAATAATAACAAAAGAATTTTTAAATCTGTATTTGGTCATTGTGTCGATTGGTCATTTGTGGATGGAGGTGGTGGAAATTGGGGGGAAGAAAAAATAAAAACTGAAATAGATAACTTAAAGAGGTTTGGTGTTGAAGAGCTAAGCGTAACAATACAAACAAAATGTCAGAATGAGATAGTTAGTCTAGTGAGCGATTTAGAATTATTTAAAAAATGTTTAGATTATGCACAAGATAAAGGTTTGAAAACTTCTATGATAAAAATTCATTGTAACGAATTTAGGCGAAGTTTAAATACCATATTAGATAAAACGAATTTGTTCAATCAGTGGTATAACTTAGTTAGAAATGTTAGTGATTATTTTAAAGGTTATTGTGAATTTTTTGTACCAATTAATGAGGGAGAAAATATATTTAAAGAAAATGACTATGAAGATTTTTTAAATGAATGTTTAACTATTGGAAAAAACACTGGGTTTAAATGTGGGTTTACACCCTCAAGTGCTAATCAATGGGATTTGTTACCCGAAACAGTACGTTATTCATGTGACTTTATTTCATTTAATTGTTATCCAGAAATTTCATTAAAAGGGTTAAATACCACTTACGAAGATGTTGTTAATGGGTTTGAAAATTATGGATTAAATAGTTGGATAAATTATCATAAAAAAATATATAACAAAGAAATAATTATTACTGAAATTGGTTGCGAGGACAGAGCTAGTTGCTTTGCCAATACTTATGTTTGGGACTTTGGTAATGGGGAATCATATAATAATGGACAAGTTCAAAATATAATGCTAAAAGGTATTTTTGAAAGTTTAAAAGATAATACAAACTTAAATAAATTATATTATTGGTTTCCTTTTAGAGGTAATAAAGTCCTTGAATCAATAAATTATTACGTAGGAGGCATTACAATTGAGTAAGTATGTAGAAAAAATAGGTTTACCGTCAACAGATTATAATACGAGCAATTCAACTAATTATGCGAAGTTATGTAATATAAAAACACATATTAATAATGATAATTCTGATATTAGTACAGAAGTATTTGACGCAAGAGCTTTATTATTTTTTAATGTGTTTTCTTTTACTGCAAATACGTTTAGTCAAACAAATTTAATCATAAGGCTAAAAACAAGTGAAAGTCAAGGTAATAAAATTTCTTGGAGTAAAATACCCGATACATTCAAACTAGTTTACGTTATAGAAAATGATGGTAGTTATACATTCTATGCAAAATGTAATTCAAACGAAAAGGTAAAAATGCAATTAATTGAAGGGTTTGATGGATTTGTAACTTATTATTATAATTCTTCATTTGACACAGTATTAGGTAGTGATGTAATAAAAGAACCTACTTTAATAAGTGAAGTATTTGGTAGCAAAGGTATATGTAGTCTTGAAGCAAATTCAGATAATACAGGTATAATAATAGATACTCCATCAGGTGGAGAGGGATTTTATCCATCAAGGGATGGATCTATTTCCTTTGGTAAACCTGATAGAAGATTTAAAGGAGGGTTCTTTACTGAACAAATAGCCTTTCCAGTAAAAATAACCGGCACTCCTACTACTTTAATAAACGGTACTACTTTTTTCCACGCTACATCTAAAAAGATATGCACGTATTACAATGGAAAATGGTATTGTAATGGTGAAGAAGTAACATTATCATAAACGATGATTGATAAATATCACGAACCAAGTAAAATATGAATTGGGAATTATACATTCCCTTTTCTTTTCCGCGAAATATACAAGCCCTATTATGAGAAAAATATTAGGAGGTATTATATTATGAAAGATATAATCGTTGAAAAAATTGAAAATGAAATTGAAAGATTACTTGGGGAGTTAACTAAAGTAGACCCAGTATCAGATGACTATAAGGATATTACTACTAGGATATCAGACTTATATGAAACATTAAATAAAGAGAGTGAATTAACACTTAGCAAAGATAAACTTGAAATTGACAGTTTACAAAAGCAACAAGAGTTAAAGCATTCTAAAGTATGGAATGGAGTAAAAACAGGAGTTGAAATCGTAGGAGTAGTAGCACCTTTAATGTTCTATGGTATTTGGATGAATAGAGGTTTAGAATTCGAAAAGGAAGGTTCGTTCACTTCAACTACATTCAAAGGTTTATTAGGAAAATTTAAACCTACTAAATAATAATCAAAATGGAGTCTAGTGCTTTATGCACGGACTTCTATTTTTTTTTCTTAGTACGCGAAGAATACATACCCTGTTATGGAAAGTTTAGAATTAAGAATTTCGGAGGTATTTATTATGGAAAGAGACAACAATCAACAATTAACAAATATTAACGAGGAGGAAGTATTAGTTACTAATGCCGCTATTAAAACTACGGATGTATTAATGGCTATCGGAGCTGGTGCATTTGCACTAACTGGAATAGGTCTATTAGTAAATTCTGTTAGAAAAAATAAGCGACTAAAAGAGAAACAAGACTTTGAAGCTCGTATAATAGAAAGATTAATTGAACAAGGTGCGTCTAAGGAAGAAATAGCCAATGCTATGGAATTATTAAGAAAGACGATCTAAAACATTTAAGATAGTGTTCTTACAGAGCATTATCTTTTTCTTTTGACGCGCGAAATATACAAGCCCTATTATGAGAAAAACAATTTTAAGGAGAGATTTAACATGATAGGAATTGGAAGTTTATTAGTAACTGTATGTACTTTAATAGGATTGGTAATAATACCATTAATTAATATAGGAGTTGTGGTATTAGGAGTAATGTTTGTAAGGTATATAGTTAAATTAATAGCTAAAGATATCAATGATACATTAAACCGAATTGAAGATTCATCTAAGGTAGAAGTCGAATAGACTTTTACTTTTGTCTTACGCGAAAAATACAATTCCTATTATGAGAGGGTAGTTAGCTCGGTTGGTAAGAGCGTCACATTTCCGTGAAGGTCGTAGGTTCGAATCCTACACTACCTTTTTGTCTTGCGCAAAAAATACATGTTATTAAATGAGGAGAGTGATAATATGAACAATGAAAAAACTGTTAAAATTATAGGGACTGTTGTTACGCTAGTTGGGTTTGGTATAAGCATTATACAAAAACAATTAGATGACAAGAAACTAGAAGAAATGGTTAGAAAAGAAGTTCAAAGACAACTAGCCGAATAATAAACAATAAGAGTTCTGTACAAGGACTCTTAACGTTTGAAAGATAAGGAGGGGTTTATTTGAGCGACGATGCAGCTTGGTTATTAGATTTATTCAAAATACAGTTGGAAGTATTAAAGGCTGAGATGTTAGACGGTAAAATGAGAAAAGATAGACTCGATAAGCTATCATACTCAGCTTGGGCTATAAGCGAAACACTACTAGCAGTTAACGAGTATAGTGGATATGTGTGCGTTAGTTTAATACGCGAAGTTCTTAATATGCAATATTACGATTACGAGTCGTACTACGAGCGTAACAAAGAGCGACATATTAGATATAAGTATGCTAGCGAAATAATAAAAAATTTATTAAATTTAACGGAGGGATATGTAAATGATTAGTAATATTTTATCAAAATCAATAGACTTTGTTAAGGAGCATAGTCCAGAGTTGCTTATATCAGCAGGCGTAGTTGGAATGGCTACGTCTACTGTTTTAGCGGTTAAAGCAACACCAAAAGCTTTAGATAAGATCGAAGATAAGAAAGCAGATTTAGGTGTGACATACTTAACAAGAAAAGAGATAATAGAAGCTACTTGGAAAGACTATGTTCCAGCAGCTGGATTAAGTGCAGTGTCAGCAGCGTGTATAATATTAGGAACTACTAAGAACGTTAAAAGAAATACAGCGCTTGCTACAGTATATGCTTTATCTGAGAATACACTTAGAGAATATAAGAATAAGACAAAAGAAATCGTTGGTGAAGAAAAAGCTAGAGAGATAGATTCTGAAGTAAATAAATCTGTAGCTAGAGAAAGACAAAAACCAATAATAATTCAAAATAACGAAAGTGAGTATGTAACACACACTGGTGATGGAGATACTTTAATATATGATATGTTCTCTGGTAGATATTTTAGATCTAGTGTAACTGCAGTAGAAAGAGCTGTTAATCTAATCAACAAGAGATTATTCAATGATTACTTGATGACCGTTAACGATTTTTATAGTGAAATTAATATTCCACAAATAGGAGCAGGTAATCTTATTGGATGGAAAACAGATAAGGATATGATGGAAATATCATTTGATAGTGATGTAGACAAATATGGTAACCCATATCTTATATTAAATTATGTAAACAAGCCTGTACCATTATATGTAAGTCATGGCGATTGGTAGTACGCGAAATTTACAAGCGCTATTATGAGAAGAAAAAATAATTTATTTTATGGAGGTATTTATTATGGAAAATTTAAACAACATTGAAGAGGTAATCGAAGTTATGGAGCCAGTAGAAATCTTAGAGGAAACTACTGAAACTATGGAATCTTTAGATTCTAAAAACTTAGCAATTGGGGCAGCTATTATAGCTGGAGTTATTGCTGGTGGTTATGGATTAAAGAAACTATGGGATAAGAGAAAATCTAAGAAAACTACTAGTGAAGTAGTCGAAGTTATTGAAAAGGTTGAAAGTAAACCAAATGAAACTGAAGTGGAGATAATTGAAGAAGAAACAAAAGATTCTGAAGAAGAATAATATAATTTAGAGGAAGTACTCTTAACAGAGTATTTTCCTTTTCGTTTTGTAAAAATAACACAAAGGGGATAGGTGAAATCAAAATGGCAAATAATTATGTAAATAACTCTCTAAAAAATAGAGAAAAACAACAAGACCAAGAGAAGCAAGTAGTTAAGGTTGTTAAAGGAAAAGCTAAGACTAAGAAGAAAAGTGAGATATCAAGAATAGCAAGTAATATTATTTCTGAGGAAGCTAAATCAATAAAAGAATATGCTATATATGACGTTGTTATTCCGGTTGTTAAAGATACCATAACTCAACTTATTAAGGGATCTATAGATATGTTGTTTTATGGTGAAGTTAGAAGTGGAAGCTCATCAAGAAGGAATTCATCAAACGCTAGTAGAGTATCTTATAGAGATTACTACGATGATAGAAACACTAGAAGAGACACACTAAGAACTTCTACTAGATATTCGTACGATGATATAACATTCGAATACAGACAAGATGCTGAAGAAGTTTTAAACAGAATGGATGAAATAGTGGAGCAATATGGTGTTGTAACAGTTGCTGATTTATTTGACTTAGCTGGTATAACTGGAAACGGATATACAGACCAAAACTATGGTTGGACATCAACAAGATCGGCTTCAGTAGAGAGAAATAGACACGGCGAATTTATCTTAAAGTTACAAAGACCATCAAGCATTAGATAGGAGGATTTATGATATGAGCGATTTCCCAGTTAAAAAAGATATGGTTAATCATCCAGCACATTACAAGACTAAAAAAGGTTTGGAAACTATAGACGTTATAGAAGCATTTACAGAAGGATTAAACGGTATAGAAGCTACTGACACTGGAAATATAATCAAGTACGCTTGTAGATGGAAAAAGAAAAACGGTATTGAAGATCTTAAGAAAATAAGATGGTACGTTAATCATTTAATAAATTATTTAGAATCAAAATAATTACGCGAAAAATACAAAGTATTAAATGGAGGGGTATAACAACCTCTCTAAAATTTCAAAATGAAAAAAAAATATATGAATTAGATGGAGGTATTTATTATGAACGAAAAAATAACACAATTAGTAGGTAAGGTTAAATTAGGAGCTAAGAGAAATGCTCCAGAATTATTATTAGGATTAGGTTTAGTTACAGGTACAGCTAGTTTAATTATGACTAATAGAGCAGCTAAGAAATCTTTAGTTTTAAAATCTAAATTAGAAGTAGAGAAAGCTGATATGGAATTACAACTTAACACTGGTGCCCTATCTGAAGAAGACGCAGCTTTAGAATTAAAGCAAAAATATACTAAGTACGCATTAGCTTTAGCAAAAGAATATGCTGTTCCAGCAGGTTTATACGCGGCTACAGTAGCATCAGTATTTTCAGCATATAAGATTCAAAAGAATAGACAACTCGCTTTATCAGCAGCTCTAGCGGCTTGTACTACTGCATATACTTCATTAGTAGCTAAATTAAAAAATGGAGCAGAAGCAGGTTTATCAGCTCAAGAAGTTTTAGACGGAGTAGAAGCAGTTAAACATGTAGACGAAGACGGAGTTGTAACATACGAAAAGACACAAGGCGAACCTATTGATTCTTTATATAAAGTTAGATTTGATAAATACTCACCTTGTTGGGAAAAAGATAAATTTCAAAATGAAGCAACATTAAGAAGTGAAGAAAATTGGGCGAACGATGTATTAAGAGTTCAAGGATATTTATTCTTAAATGACGTTTACGACAGATTAGGTTTACCTAGAACTAAAGCAGGTCAAATTGTAGGTTGGGTGCTTGATGGTGAAGGTGATGGATTCGTTGATTTTGGTATGACAGATTGTGAAACTTACAATGACGTTAGATTCGATAGTAATGCGTTTGACCTAAACTTTAATGTAGACGGAGATATATTATCAAAATTCTAATTTGGAGGGTGCACATACCCTCTATTACTTTTATCATATAAAAAATAAAGGAGAGGAAAAATAATGAGTAATTTTTGGAAAACTAGTTTAGCTTTTGTAGCAGGGGCTATTGTTGGCGGCTTTGTTACAAAAAAATATATTGAATACAAATCACAAATAAATGATGAGGCCGAGTATGAAGAATATGAAACTCAAGAAACTATTACAGAGGAGGCGAACGATACGTCTGTGGAAAGTGAAGAAACAAGCAATGACGAAATCAAAATAAGATCAGTTGATGATGAGGCTTATAAAAAATTACTAGCTGATTTACAATATAGTGCAGAAAAAGAAGCTGAAGATTTCATAGAAAGAATGATACCAAGACAAGACGAAGTTAGAGATACCTCTAAACCGTATAACATAACTCCAGACGAGTTTGAAGAGATTGATGAATACGACTCTGACGAATATACGTACTATGCAGATGGATATGTGACTGATAGCTACGGTATGCCAATTTCAGATGAGGATATATTAAATACTATAGGCGAAGATTTCGATACTTATTTCGGTTCATATGACGATGACCAAATATGGATTAGAAACGAACGCTTGAGAATGGACTTCTCTGTAGTAAGAGATATCGATAGATTCGTAGACGTTGCTCCGCCTAGAATTAGAAGGATGGTGGGACTATAATGAATATAAAAGAAGAATACTTCGAATGGATGTATCAAATTGTAGACGGTAAAGGATATAGCGAATTACTTAGTCTTTTAAATGATGAAGATTTTTACGCTATAATACCTTTAGATGATAATAGATTAATAGACGGATGCGAATTAAGATATAGATTTGCAGACGAATGCAATGTACCTAAAGTTGTAATAGATAGGTTATTCGAATCTCATAGATGCAGCGTATTAGAAATGATGGTTGCATTAGCAATTCGTATAGAAGATACTATAATGTCTGATGCCGATTTCGGTGATAGGTCAGCTATGTGGTTCTGGATAATGATTAAATCACTTGGGTTATATGGTATGACAAATGAAGTTTTCTACAACTCTGATACAGCATATCACGAAGTTAAAGATATAATAAGTAGGTTCTTAGAAAGAGAATATAAACCGAATGGTGAAGGTGGTTTATTCACCGTATATAATAACGAAAAAGACTTTAGACATATGGAAATTTGGTATCAAATGTGTATGTTCTTTAACAATTTATTATAGATTATAAATAAGGGAGAGTTATATATGAAAAAGATATTTAATAAAAACGGTATAAATAAAATGAGCTTAATGATGATCGTAGCGGGCTTAACATTAATCGCTAGCACTTATATAAGATAAAAATATATTTACGGATGGGGGGTGATGGAGAATATGTTAGATTTCGTTAAAATATCATGTAAACTAAATAAAGCAGGCGTTATGGAGGTTATTCCATCGTTCAAAGTTATAAGATCAAAAGACTTAATGATTAGAGGTAATTCTTTCTATTCAATATGGGATGACGAATTACAAAGATGGTCTACTGATGAGTTTGACGCAATTAGACTAATTGACCAAATGACATTAAATTACGCTAACGAGAATTATGGGGATAAAGCATCACCTCAACTTCTAGTTAACGCTGATAACTGTCTAATAGATAAGTGGAAAAAATATTGTCAAAAGCAAGCGATTAATAACTTTACGCCACTTGACGAAACACTAATATTCTCCAACATGGAAAGAAAGAGAGAGAATTATTCAAGTAGACAATTAGGATATCCTTTAGAGAGAGGAGAACATTCCGCTTGGGATAGATTACTAAGCGTGTTATATAGCGAGGAAGAAGCTCATAAAATAGAATGGGCTATAGGTTCTATCGTTAGTGGTGACTCAAAATGGATACAAAAGTTTATGGTATTCTATGGATCTGCTGGTACAGGTAAATCTACAATATTAAATATAGTACAAATGTTGTTTGAAGGATATTATGCTGTATTCGACGCCAGAGCATTGGGTTCAAATAATAACTCATTTGCTCTTGAATCGTTCAGAAGTAATCCGCTAGTAGCAATTCAACATGACGGCGATTTATCTAGAATAGAAGATAATACAAAAATAAACAGTTTAGTATCACACGAAGAAATGACTATTAATGAAAAGTTCAAATCTTCATACACTAATAGCTTTAAGGCTTTTCTTATGATGGGTACAAACAAGCCAGTAAAGATAACAGATGCTAAATCAGGTTTGATAAGAAGACTTATAGATGTTAGCCCAACTGGTAATAAACTTGATAGTGATGAGTACAGAGATATAATGAATAAGATACCATTTCAACTTAGTGGTATAGCTCATCATTGTCTTGACGTATATTTAGACGACCCTAAGTATTATGATTCGTACGTTCCAACTGAGATGTTAGGTTCTACGAATGATTTCTATAACTTTATATCTGATAACTATATAACGTTCTCAGAAGCTAAAGACGTTCCGTTAACTTTAGGATGGGAAATATACAAGAATTATTGTGAAGATTCGAATATGCCTTATCCGTTATCTAAAAGAGCCTTTAGAGAAGAATTTAAAAACTACTTCTTAGAGTTTAGAGATAGACATACATTAGCAGACGGTAAGAGAGCTAGAAGTTACTATATAGGTTTCTTAGAGGACAAGTTTAACGGTGAGAAAGAACCTGAAATAAAGGTTGTAAAAAAGAAGAGTTGGCTTGATATGACTGAACAAAAATCTATATTTGATGAAGTTGCTAAGACATATCCTGCTCAATTAACTACTAAGGACGGTACACCTTTATATAAATGGAGTAACGTTACAACAACACTATCTGATTTGAATACGGGTGAATTACACTACGTAAAGGTACCAGAAAATCATATAGTTATTGACTTTGACATTCCTGACTCTAGCGGAGAGAAGAGTCTTCAAAATAATCTAGAAGCTGCGTCTAAGTGGCCAGAGACGTATGCTGAATTAAGTAAAAGTGGAAAAGGAATTCATCTACACTATATTTACTCAGGTGATGCTAGCAAGTTGAGTAGAGTGTACGATGAGCATATTGAAATAAAGGTTTACACTGGTAATAGTTCATTGAGAAGAAAGTTATCCAAGTGTAACAATCTTCAAATATCGACTATATCATCAGGTCTACCTTTAAAAGAGGAGAGAAGAAAAATGGTAGATAAAGATATAATCAAAAACGAAAAAATGTTAAGAGTTATGATAATAAGAAATCTTAGAAAAGAATATCATGACGCCACAAAACCTAGTATAGATTTTATACACAAGTTATTAAGTGATGCATATAATAAAGGTTTAAAATATGATGTAACTGACTTAAGACCGTCTATATTATCGTTTGCTGCTAGTAGTACTAATCAATCTGAGTATTGTTTAAAACTAGTTAATGAAATGAAATATAAATCAGACGATGCTTCAGAACCAGTCGATTCAAATAGTGATGCTATCGTGTTCTATGATATAGAAGTATTCCCTAACTTATTCCTTGTTAACTGGAAATTCCAAGGAGAAGGTAAACAAGTTATGAGAATGATAAATCCTAGTCCAGTTGATATTGAGAGACTATGTCAATTCAGACTTATAGGTTTCAACAATAGACGTTACGATAATCATATTTTATATGCTAGAATGATGGGATATTCTGTTGAAGACTTATTTGAACTATCTCAAAGAATAATAAATGGTTCACCTAATGCAATGTTCTCAGAAGCTTATAATTTATCATACACTGATGTATACGATTTTGCATCTGCTGGAAATAAGCAATCACTTAAGAAATGGGAAATACAATTAGGTATAAAACACCATGAATTAGGATTGCCTTGGGATCAACCAGTACCTGAAGACATGTGGGTTAAAGTTGCAGAATACTGTGATGATGACGTGTTAGCAACTGAAGCAGTATTTAATCATTTAAAAGCTGACTTTGACACTAGAGTTATATTGTCTGAAATAGCTGGTAAGACTGTTAACGATTCTACGAACGGATTAACTACATCTATAGTATTCCAAGGAAATAGAAATCCTCAGAACGAGCATAACTATAGAAACTTAAGTAAGCCAGTTACTTCTTTAGACTTAACTGAGGAGACTATGGATTTCTTAAAGAAAGAGACTAAGTTATTAGATAAAGAATTCACTGCTTGGGATGGAACAAGATCTATGTTACCATGTTTTCCAGGATATAAATTCGAATTTGGTAAGTCTACTTATAGAGGACTTGAAGTAGGGGAAGGTGGATATGTAGAAGCGCAACATGGATATCATGAAAACGTTGCCTTACTAGACGTAGCATCAATGCATCCTCATAGTATAATAGCCGAATGTTTATTTGGTCCTAAATATACTAAGCGTTTCAAGGACTTAGTTGATGGACGTATATCTATAAAACATAAAGACTTTGAGAAAGCTAGATCAATATTAGATGGAAAATTCGCTCCATATGTTGTAGATGATGATGTTAAGTTAGCAATATTATCAACAGCTCTTAAGACTCCAATAAACTCAGTTTACGGATTGACAAGTGCTGGGTTTACAAATCCATTCAGAGATGATAGAAATGTTGACAATATAGTTGCTAAAAGAGGAGCTTTATTTATGATAGATTTAAAATATGAAGTAGAGAAACGTGGATTCACAGTTGCTCACATCAAGACAGACTCTATCAAAATACCTAACGCTACTAGAGAAATCATAGACTTTGTAATGGAGTTCGGAAAGAAGTACGGATACGAATTTGAACACGAGGCTACTTATAAGAAGATGTGTCTAGTAAACAACGCGGTATATATTGCTAAATATGCTTCTCAAGAAGAGTGTAAGAAGATGTATGGTTATATTCCTGGGGACAATAAAAAGAAGGAAAATAAATGGACTGCAACTGGTACACAATTTGCTGTTCCATATGTATTTAAAACTTTATTCTCACATGAGGAAATAACTATAGATGATATGTGCGAAACTAAGTCTGTTAAGACTGCTATGTATCTAGATTTCAATGAAAACCTACCAGACGTAAGTAAACAAGAGAAGTCTCTGGAAAATAGTATAAAAGAATATGCAAAGGGCGTAATTCCTTTGGGAGTGTTAGAAGAAGCCCATGCATTATTTGACTCTGAAATAGCAAAGGGTCACAACTATTCGTTCATAGGTAAGGTTGGTTGTTTCTGTCCAATCAAAGAAGGACACGGAGGCGGTCTATTAGTTAAAGAAGCATTAGCTAAAGACGGATCTGTAAAATATGATGCGGTGACTGGTACTAAAGGATTTAGATGGGCTAACGCGGAAACTATAAAAGAGTTAAATAAGATTGATAGTATAGATAAGAGATTCTATCAAAATCTTGTAGACGACGCTATAGAGGCTATAGGAAAATATACGGACGCTGAAGCGTTTATAGAATAGGAGGGATATTTATGAGAAGCGGTTTACTTGACGATTCTAATAAGAGGAAGGCGTTAGGAATTATTATAATGAGTGTTGGAGTGTTTTTCATGGGTACTGGAGCAGGCTTTTTGGTTTCATCCTATGTAGGACAGGAGGATTAAAAAGTTATGGATAAAATAGAAGTAGCCAAGGTGGTCGTTAAGGCGTTAATAATATGTTTGATGATTTACTCAGCGATTCTAACAAGAAGACATTAGGAGCTATTCACGCGAAAAATACAAAGTATATTATGAGAGGTTATGGATATCTATATTCACAGCCTCTCAACAATTTATAAATTATAAAATAGAAAAGGATGGGATTAATTATGATTAAAAAGAACTTAGTAGTGGAAAACGCTAAAATTGCATTTAGAAACTTTTCAGGTAAGGAAAGTAAATTCAACAGAGGAGGCAACAGAAACTTCTGTGTTATATTTGACAAAGAGACTGGTGAAGAATTAAAAGAACAAGGTTGGAACTTAAGAATACTACAACCTAGAAATGAAGAAGATGATGTTGCTTATTGTTTACAAGTATCTGTTGCTTATGGTAAAATACCACCTAAGGTATATATGATTGCTGGTAGAAAGAAAACATTATTAGATGAATTCACAGTAGGTAATTTAGACTTCGCTGAAATTGAAAATGTGGACCTAATAATAAGACCTTACAATTGGGAAGTAAATGGTAAAGTTGGTGTTAAGGCTTATGTTCATACAATGTATGTTGAAATCAGAGAAGATAGATTTGCAGCTAAATATAACTTCGATGATATAGAAGACCTTGGTGATTCAATATTCTAATAAATAATATAAAGGGGCTTTGTTTAAGCATACAAGGCTCCTTATTTTTTGTTTTATATAAAAGGAGGAGATTGATATGGCAAACTTAAGCGATTGGGCTAAGAGAGAAATTGAAATAGCTATGAACGATAGTGATGGTTGTGGTTGGACAAGAGGGGTGTATAATAGTGCGTTAAAAGCTTTTATATCTTTATGTAATGACGGGCATAGTGGAATGTCTATAGGTATGACCAAGCAGGTGTTAAATCGACTAATAGCCTGTAAACCACTAACGCCTTTAACTGGTTCTGACGATGAGTGGGGGTTATGCTCCGACGTAGATGATGAACTTATGCATCAAAATAAAAGATGCACTTCGGTGTTTAAGACAGTTAATAAACTAACTGGTGATGTAACTTATTCAGACGTGGATAGATTTGTATGTGAGGATATTAATAACAGCAATATTAGATATTACAGTGGTAGAATAAGCAAAGAAGTTGAGCGTTATTTTTCACCAATAACAATGCCTTATACACCACCCACCGAACCTATAGTTATATACACAGAGGACTTCTTGGTTGACGAGAAAAATGGAGACTTCGATACTCAGGGTATATTCTATGCCATAGACGGTGATACTGGATCTAGAATAGACATCGATATATTTTTAGCAGAGAGAGATGGTACTATGGTATCTATAACAAAAGAGGAATATATAGAAAGACGAAAAAATAGAGTGGTAGGTAGCATGGATATAAGTCATTCAGCTATGCCGTCGTTAGAGAGCGTACAAGCACAAGTAAATAGACTAAGCGACCCTGGTAAATTATCTGATGGGTTTCATACTTTCGACGAACTATATTATCATAGAATGATGTTATTTTCAATTATTTGTAATACTCATAAAGACGTTGCGTGGAAGAGTTGGAAGCATGCAGATGGAACTATGTACGACGATATGTTTATAGTAGGTTTATCTTTACCAAATGGTGATTACAGCTATCACTATGATAAAGAGTTCTGGGATAGATTCGATGTAAAAGAATTAGCAAATGCTCCTGAATGGGACGGGCATAAACCAGAGGATATAGATAGACTTAATATTTTGGTGTAGATATTATGGAAAGAAAAAGTAAAAAAGTTTCTATGTATGACTATCAAGTAGAAGCTATAAACAAAATGAAAAATGGATGTATATTATGTGGAGGGGTTGGCACTGGTAAGTCCAGAACCTCTCTTGCATATTTTTACAAATTACACGGTGGCGAATTAAACACAGAGTATTACAAAAAGATGACAAACCCAAGAGATTTATATATTATAACAACGGCACATAAAAGAGACATTCACGAATGGGATGGTGAACTAATTCCGTTTAACATGAATGTTGATCCTAAACTATCAATATATCCTAAACAAAAAGTAGTTATAGACAGCTGGAATAATATAAAAAAATATAGCAATGTTGTTGGCGCATTCTTTATATTTGATGAACAGAGAGTTGTTGGCAGTGGAGCTTGGGTTAAAGCATTTTTAAAAATAGCTAAAAGAAACAAATGGATATTATTATCGGCAACTCCTGGAGACACTTGGTCTGATTATATTCCAGTGTTTGTTGCTAACGGTTTCTATAAAAATAGAACGGCTTTCTTACAGGAGCATGCTGTATATTCTAGGTTCTCTAAGTTTCCTAAGATAGAGAAGTTTATAGGCACTGGTAAGTTGTTAAGATATAGAAATGATTTACTAGTGGACATGCATTACAAAAGAAAGACTGTTAGAAATTATAAAGACGTCTATGTAGATTACGATAGGACTCTATACAAAACAATAAATAGAGATAGATGGGATCCTTATAAAAATAAGCCAATAGAAAACCCAGGATCTTTATGTTATCTATTAAGAAAGGTTTGTAATATGGACGAGTCTAGAGCTGATAAAGTTTTAGAGTTATCCAAGAAGCATGATAGATTGATTATATTTTACAACTTTGACTATGAACTTGAGATATTGAAATCTATTAAGTTCGATAGAGGAACTAAAGTAGCTGAATGGAATGGTCACGCTCATGAACCAGTTCCAGATTCTAAAAAATGGGTATATTTGGTTCAGTATACTGCTGGTTGTGAAGGGTGGAATTGTGTTACTACAAACGCTATGATATTCTATTCACAGAACTATTCATATAAGGTAATGGAGCAAGCATCAGGACGTATAGATAGACTTAATACGAAATATACTGATTTATATTACTATACATTCAAGAGTCGATCAAGTATAGACCTGGCAGTTGCTAGAGCAATAAAAGAAAAGAAACAATTCAATGAAAGAAAATGGGTTGATAAAAAATAGGAGGATTGAAAATGAATAATAAATTATATTTTGCAATGGTTAAAGATAACGCTACTATACCAACTAAGAATCGTGAAGACGCTGGTTATGATATATATCCTTGTTTCGATGAGGATTATATTGTTATAGAATCTCTACAAACAGTTATGGTACCTACTGGTATAGCTACAGCATTCGATAAATCGTATTATGCGCAAATACAAGAGAGAGGTTCTACTGGTAGTAAGGGTATTAAATATGGTGCTGGAGTTATAGATTCTGGATATAGGGGTGAATGGTTTATACCTATTACTAACGTTAACGAATGTCCACTGGTTATATCTAAACTTTCTGAGAGTGAAACTTTATTAGAAATGTTTAAAAATCCAAAGCATAGATATTTTGCATACAAGCCTATAATATATCCTTACGAAAAAGCCATAGCTCAATTTGTAATGTTACCAGTTCCAGAGATGGACATTTCGATTATGGATTACAATGCTTTAAAGAAAATAAAATCAAAAAGAGGAATCGGATCTTTAGGTTCTAGTAAAAAATAAACAATAGGAGGATTATAAAATGAACTCGGGAGAAATAAATACAAAAGAAATACTTAAAAAATGGCAGATAGAACTTGAGGGTAGACTTGATAGACTAAAAAGAAATGGTCATGAACCTAGATTAAATATAATAACAGTGTCTTCTAACGAAGATGGTAAATTATATGTTAATAATAAGATAAAGAAAGCTGAAGAATTGGGAATAGAATGTTCTATATTTGGACTGGATGAATATACTAACCAGGATATGCTTAATGAACTAATTGGATGTATGCGTCATCCTACTATACTACAATTACCAATACCTAAGCATTTAGATAAAGAAGAGGCTTTAAGATATTTAAAACCAGAGCTCGATGTTGATGGATTAACAACGTATCAAAAGGGATTACTTGTTAACGGAGATAAGAAAGCCATGATCCCAGCTACAGCGGCTGGCGTTGTTAGAATAATAGAACATATTACAAATATACAGGGAAAGAAAGTTGCTATATTATCAAGAAGCGAACTAATAGGTAAGCCGTTGACACAACTTATATTGCAAAAAGATGGATATCCAATCGTAATGCATTCAAAAATATCAGAATATGAATTAAATTATGAAATGATGGATGCCGATATAGTAGTAACAGGCTGTGGAAAGAGAGCCATATTTGATAGTAATAATTTCGATGTTGATTGTCAAATATTAATAGATTGTAGTATGCATAGGAGTCCAGTAAGAGACGGCGTTGGAGATATTGATAAAGAGGATATACTAAAGCATACTGATAATTTAATAGCAAGTGGTTATGGACATACGGGACCGGCTACTGTTATGGGACTTATGGATAATGTTGCAAAGTATTATGAGTTACAAGATGAATAGTGTTATTTTATCAAGAATAAATCAATTAGAAAGTCAAATATGGTGCTGGGCTATTATATATTATAGACTAGGAGATTCTATTGTCACAGATAGAAAATATGATTTAACTAGTAAAGAATTAAAAAGACTTATTGAGGAATATCCAGTCGAATTCGAGAATAGTAAACATTATTCAGTATTCAAAGATTTTGACTGGGTTTCCGGTTATGATTTACCGTTATATGACCCTGCGATGACTAACGAAGCAGAGTTCGTATTATGGGTTAATAAATATGGGATGGATTCTTATAAAGATTATAAACGTAGAAGTAAATAGGGGGATTAAATTATGTTAAAGGTAATAAAAAGAGATGGAAGAATAAAGGAGTACGACTTCGCTAGAATTTGTAGTGCTGTGGTTAAGGCTTACAATGATGTATACCCAAACGAAGATGATTTGGCTGATAGATCTGATGAGATGGATAGTGTTGTTATGGAGCTTCATTCTAGGCTAGAAAAACTTGTTCATTCTAATGACGTAAATACTATAGAAGTTGAGAAATTACAGGATATGATCATAGAGACTCTTGAAAAATATAACAAAGAAGTATCTAAGTCATATTCTCAATATAGAAAAAATAGAACAACTATTAGAGAGTCTAAAACAAACTTATTAAAGAGTATCTCTAAAATAATAGACTCTACAAATCACGATGTTTTAAAAGAGAACTCTAATAAACAAGGACAGTTAGAATCTACTAAAAGAGATTTAATAGCTGGTGAAGTAAGTAAAGAAATAGCTAGACAAATTATACCAAAACACTTAATAGATGCTCATGACGCAGGTATCATAAAAATACACGACTTAGACTACTTTATGCAAAATATATATAATTGTGAGTTAGTTAATTTAGAAGACATGTTACAGAATGGTACTGTTATAAATAAGAAAATGATAGATAAACCAAAGTCATTAAGAACAGCTATGACATTAGCGACTCAAATAGCTGCGCAAGTTGCTAGCTTTACTTATGGTGGTCAAACTATGTCTTTATCACACTTAGCACCTTTTGTTAGAATTAGTAAAGAAAAAATAGAAAATAAATACAGAAAAATGAACTTAGGTATATCTGAAGAGCAGTTACAAGTACTTGTTAAGTGCGAGTTAATGGACGAGATCAAAGACGCTGTTCAAACGTTCAACTATCAAATATCTACTATAATGACTACGAACGGACAGTCTCCTTTTATAAGTGTTTGTATGTATATTTCTGAAAATCCAGAATATGAAGAAGAGACAGTAATGCTTATAGAGGAGTTCTTAAAACAAAGAATAGCTGGTATTAAAAATGAATATGGGGTTGTTGCCACTCAGACATTCCCTAAGCTATTATATTTCTTAGATGAGAACAACACATACGAAGGAAGTGAATATTATTGGTTAACTGAGTTAGCAGCTAAGTCTACTTCTATAAGAATGAATCCTGACTATATTTCTGTAAAGAAAATGAAAGAGTTGGTTGGATACGCATTTCCTTGTATGGGTTGTAGAGCTTTTCTAAGTCCTTTCAAAGATAAAAACGGAAAGACTATATTCTACGGCAGAGGTAACCTTGGTGTTTGTACTATAAATTTACCACATGCAGCCTTATCTTCAGGTGGTGATCTTGATAAATTCTGGAAGATATTAGGTGAGAGACTTGAGATGGCTAGAGAGGTTGGAGAAATAAGATATAACAAAATGAAGGGTGTTAAAGCAAGTGTAGCACCTATAATATGGCAACACGGAGCTATAGCTAGACTAAATCATGATGAAGATATAATCAAAGCTATAGATGAAAGAGGATTCACAGTTACTATCGGATATTCTGGAGTGTACGAAACAGTAAAATATTTAATTGGTGAGTCGCATACAAGTCCTAAGGGATTCGCACTAGCTAGAGAAATTATGAGTTATATGAGAGATAAGTGTGAGTTATTTAAGAAAGAACAACCTCATCTTAGATTTGCACTATATGGCACTCCACAAGAGTCAACTACTGGATGGTTTAACGACGCATTAAGAAGAGAATTTGGAGATATAGATGGTATAACTAATAAAGGCTGGATAACTAATTCATACCATGTTGATATTAGAGAAGATATCGATGCGTTTGAGAAGCTTACATTCGAATCTAAATTACAACAGTATTCTACAGGTGGAGCAGTTAGTTATGTAGAAACTGTAAATATGCAAAAGAATGTTGGGGCTGTTTTAGAAATTGTTAAACATATTTATGAGACTATTATGTACGCTGAAATAAACTTTGAGAGTGATGTTTGCGGTAAGTGTAAATACTCAGGAACTATGGACAATGATCCAGTTACTTTAAATTGGGTGTGTCCTCAATGTGGTAATGACGATCAAGAGACACTAAGTGTAGTTAGAAGAACTTGCGGATATTTAGGTGAGACTGAATGGACTGACGGAAGGAAATTAGATATTCTAAACAGAGTTAAGCACTTATAAAAAAAAAAACTAAAAAAAATATTTAGGAGAGTAGTATTATGAATTATTCAAAAATTAGAAAATATGATACTAGTAATTGGGATGGAGTAAACACTACTATATTCTTTAGTGGCTGTAAGTTTGGATGTCCTGGGTGTTTTAATAAAGACGCTCAGGATTTCAATTATGGAGAAGAGTATACTGAGGACGTTGAAGATCGTCTTATAGAATACGCTAAAGATATTCATGTCAGTGGGGTATGTATATTAGGTGGAGAACCATTTCAACAAGATTTAGATATTTTATATGGATTAGTTAAAAGAATAAAAACAGAAGTGAATAAACCTATTCATATTTGGAGTGGTTACACTTGGGAAGAACTAATCAGTGATTGTAAAAAAGTCGCTATTTTGGGACAATGTGATACTTTAGTGGATGGACGATTCGATATTGGTTATAAAGACTTAAATCTAAAGTATAGAGGAAGTTCTAATCAGAGAGTTATAGATATTAGAAAGAGTTTGATAAAGGGTGAGGCACTTGAATATAGGTAATTTAAGATACATGGATAAAAAAGAAAAGATACAAATAGGATTATGGTTTACTACTAGCGTGTCGCTGACTATTCTTCTATTGGTGTTATATTTAATTATGAAATAAGTATAATACATGTAAGTACGCGAAATTCACACGCACTATTATGAGAAAAATAAAATTATACGGAGGGATTATTTATGTTAAAAATATTATTTCACTTTATACTAACATTAATGACAGGAGGTTTATGGTTAGTAATATTGTTAATAGCATTTTTAGTTAAAGAACTTGGATAATTTTAACACTTAAGGAAGGTCGAAATAACATCGACTTTTCTTTTTGTCCACGCTAAAAATACATGTGCTATTATGAGAAAAATAAATTTTTGGAGGTATTTATTATGAAAGAAAGATTAATTAAAATTAACGAATACGTGAAGGAGAATGAAGAAAACGTAAAACTAATAGTCTGCGCTGTAGCTGCGGCAACAGCTGGAGTTATTATGGGTAGATATAGTGCTACGGAAGATATCAAAATCGAACAAAACGTATTTGAAAATGATAAATTAATTAAAAATTCATATACTAGAATAATAAGATAATTCTCAAAAAAAAAAGTTGAGTCTGCAAAGACTCTTCTTTTTGTGCGCGTAATTTACATGTTATATTATGAGAAATAATTATTTGGAGGTAATTTTTATGAGTTTTGGAGATGCTATGTTAATGATTATTGCAGCAGGAGTAGTGACATTAGTGTACTACGCATATGAGTGTAATGAGGAATTAAGAAAAATTAGAAAGATCCAAGAAAAGAAATTAAAAAAAGAATAATGAAAAATAAAAAGGGTTATGTAGATATATTCTACATACTCTTTTTTTTCTCATGCGCGATTTTTACACACAGTATTATGAGAGAAATAAATTTTTGGAGGGATTATTTATGATAACATTATTATTATCAACTTTATTAGCATTAATTGTAATTATAGGTGTAACTGCTATGATTTTAATCATATTCGGATTAGTAGCATCAGCGGTCATCGCTATAAAGATATTAATGGCTATGGGGTTAATATATTTAGGTGTAAAAGTATTAAAAAGTTTATTTTAAATCATGAGACGAGTCTACAAAGACTCTTCTTTTTCATACGCGAAAAAAACACGCGCTATTGTGAGAAATATATTTGAAAGGTGGTATTTATTATGAAAAATTCAACAAACGAATATGTATGGAGAGCTTATAGAATTATCAAGAAGGATATCGCAAATGTTAGTGCATTTGAAATCAATGAAAGATATTTTCAATTAAGAAGAGATTTACAAATTTGTGAGGGATATTTAAGAAATAATGATAAACAAATAGCTAAATATATTTAAGTAAACGGAGATCGCAAGGTCTCCTTAATTTATTATTGAAAGGGGTTTTGAATTATGAAAAAAGAAAGACAACCATTAACAAAGAGAGAAAAGGTATTATTAGGTTTAGGTATTGTAGGAGTTGGAGTTGCTGGATATTTTGGATATAAGTATATTGGAAGCACTAAGCTTGTTGGTGAATTACGTAAGGAAAACTACACAACTAACGCTGTTAAAGACGCATTGGAAGAAACTAAGAAAGAATTAAAATTCTTGAAGTTCTTAGTAATCGAGGGAGATATTATTCCTCACGCAAAACAAAACGCAACTAACAAGCTATCAAGACATTATACAAAATTAGAACGTTTATTGAAACACGTTGAAGAACGTGGCGAAGATACAGACACTATCAAAGCCATCGCATTAGAACGTGAGGAAATAGCTATAATGGTTAAGAATCTAAGGTTAACAGAGTCTTTAGAAGAAGCGGTGAATAATGATGAATGTATATACGCGAAATAAACATACCCTTTAATGAGAGATAAATGCTAGTGTTGCTGGTGAATTGACACCGGTTGAAATAGGAGAGAGGATTCGACGCTAGAGCTTACAGATATTGCTGGTGAATTGACACCGGTTGAAATAGGAGAGAGGATTCGATATCGTGGTAAGCATCTCTCTTTCTTTTTTTTTGTCCGCGAAGTTTACAAGTTATATTATGAGAAGAAATATTTTTTATTAAAGGAGAGGTTTATTATGAAAAATCAAGAAAACAAAAACACTACTAAGGATAAAAAATCTTTTAAGGAAGTTGTATATGATAATCGAGGAAAGATCATTGTTATTGGTGGAGCAGTTGTTGCTACTACATTAGGAGTTGTTATATCAAAGAACTATAATGGCTTAGCTAAACGTTTTATAAAAACTAATGCTAAAAGCGATTTGGGACTTATGGTAAGTAACGAACTATGGGAGAAAGTAACCGTGACTGAAAACATTATTAACAATAGTGGTATAATCGATCAAGCAAGAGCGACTATAATTAGAAAGAGAGATCATTTAGTTGGTAAGTTGAATTGTTTAACTAATATGAAACAATTAAACCCTGACATAGAAAATAAAATACTAGAAATAAAAGCGGGTATTGGATCTTACGATAAACAGTTAGATCAATGTGATGAACTTGAGTATCTATATAAATGTAGAACTATAGGTGAATCATTTGTAGAAGACTAATTATCGGGTGTTTCAAACACCCCCTTTTTATTTTTTCATACGCGAAAAAAACATGTTGTATTATGAGAAGGATATTATAAGTTATTATTTTGGGCGGAATAGACCGTCAGGTATGCGTAATAGACATAGTGCTATAAGGTATAAAGAGAGAACGATTCAGCGTCGTGGTATACATATTCTTTTCTTTTTGTACGCGAAAATTACAAGTCCTATTATGAGAGAAATAATTTATTTTATGGAGGTATTTATTATGAATTTATTAGGATGGGTATTATTAGTTTATTTAGTATTATCAATTATTGTTGGAGTAGCAGGATTGATATACTGGTGGCCAGTGTACAAAAATCTAAGAAAAATGATGATAGAAGAAACTGAAGAAAATAAAGAAATCTAATAAGATTGAGTCAGCAATGACTCTTCTTTTTTTTGTACGCGAAATTTACACGCACTATTATGAGAGGGTATCTAGTTTAATTGTTGCAGCTATAGATTGCAGAACACTTGAGAAAGAGGTATCGGGACGAGACCGGTGGACCCAATCATAGAGGGATTGTATTAATTACAGTTCCTCTAAGCTTTTATATTTATGAAAAATGGAGGATGGGAAAAATGAAAAAAGAAAGGTATTTACTAATGTTATATCTGCTGACGGTTGTGTTGTTTATTATGGCTACAACTAATTTAATATTTAGATATAACGAATTAAAAGAACAAAAAATGAAAGTGGAGGCAAAATATATAGGTATTGAGAATCGTTTACCAGTACCGAAAGTTGTTGAAAAGGAGGTGATTGTATATGTAGAGAAAAAAGTCGAGCCCGAGCCAGTAGAAGCTAAAGCAATTCCAGAGATATATTTACAACCTATAAATTCTGATTTCGATATCATGACACCTAGCAATTTATCTACAGATGATCTAATCAGAGCTTTAGGAAATGCTAGAAGCGATTTACATGATTGTGCAGACGCTATAGTTGAAGCTGAACAGACTTATGGAGTTAACGCTTTATATTTAGCAGCCGTTTTAGGTTTAGAAAGCGGTTGGGGTAAATATGAACACGGTAATAACAACATAGCAGGATGGAAGGGTGGACATAACGGTACATTCAGTAACTTCAATTCTAGATACGAATGCGTCATGACTGTTGCTCGTGGATTATCAACTCATTTTGTAAATAGTGTAGGTTCTGATATAAGTGACGTGGCAATAATGTATTGTCCTGATTACGGATATTTAGATTTACTATTACAAATAATGGGTGAATTAAACAATAATTTATAAAAAAAATGATGAGGGGATGTTTTTATTATGAACAGAAATGAAAAAAGTTTATCTTTGTATTGGTCTTCTATAATATACTCTATATTTACTATGGTATTTGTAGTTTGCAGTATTGTTAAAATGGATATGAAGTGGTTAAATTTATCAGCGTTCACTTTCGTGGCATGTATAATCAGTTTAGCGTTATGTATGTACTACGAAATGTACGAAGGGAATGATAATATATTAATAATTCTTATTAGTTTTATATTAGTATTGCCTATAGCGTTCATATTAAATATATTATTGATTATATGCAGAGCTATACTTTGGTTGATCAATCGATTCGAAGATAAAGATGAAGGAGGTGATTATTATGACTAATAGAACTTGGCATCTATACGCTATAGAAAAACCAAAAAGCGACAGTGTATACGACGTCAGACTTACTAAAAAACACGATTCTTTAAGCGCTCCTATTGAAACTTTAATGGAGTATAAAGACGGTGAATGGATATTTACAGTACCAATGTTTATTAACGAATACGTTGTAAACGCTTGGAGATGTAGATAGTTACCATTTAATAACTGGGGGAGGGGTTATTATGGCTAACTTAAATACTTGGAACGATTGTAAAAATATAAAGCCTAAGAAAACTGGTAAATACCTATTAATGGTTGGTGTACGAAATAGTTATATAGGCTATACAGAAATTGGAATTATCGATGCGTTCTGGAATGGTATTGATTGGGGCGTGAATGAAAAATACGCCCTTTTTAAATGGAAAAAAGCATGTCCTGGAGAAATAGATAAATACCCGGACTTCGAAAGCAATAATAAAAGATTTACATGTATACAAGGATAATTAATGGAGGTATAATGATATGATAAAAATTGAAAATTTACAAACATTTGGATTCGAATCAGCTTTAAGAGGGATGAGAAATGCTATGAACAGCTGGCATTTACAAGACTTTGAAAAATGTGGAGACGATATTAAGATCGGGCCTAACGATATGAGGTTATTATTAAACCTTACTAAGGCCGGTGAGTCTCATAGAAAAGTAGCAAGAATGATGCATATTCAAATGGACGTCACTGCTCCTTTATATTGGTGGAAGGATTATGACACATATAAAGTAGGGACGGTTGCTAATAGCTGTAGCACTATGCATAAAATACACGCTAAAGAATTTGAGGTTTCAGACTTCGCTACAGATCATTTAGACCACGTTGGTATGAAAGTGTTACTTTGTACAATCGACGCTTTAAATCTATACAGATATAAGTTTAACGAAGACAAAACGAATAAACAAGCTTGGTATTCTATGATACAATTATTACCAACTTCATATTTACAAAAGAGAACATTAGATATTAACTACGAAGTGGCTTTAAAGATATTAATTGACAGAAGATACCATAAGCTAGATGAATTTAGAGAATTATGTGAGTACTTACTAGAGAATGTACCATATATGAAAGAAATGTACAAAGCTGCTACAGATAAACAATAATATAGAAGGTTGGGGGACTGGGATATATGATATTAGATTATAAACAAATAATTAAAGAAAAAGATAGCGGGAGAACATATAGAGATATTTACAATGAATTGTTATTACCTATTAAGTACGAAACATTTAGAAGTGCTGTATATAACTATAAAAAGACTGGTAAAGAGAGAGATTTAAAGATATTTGGGTTACCTGAAGAAAATGCTCAAATTGGTATATTTGATGAAATAGCCTTTGTTGGATGTACTGATAGAAGCGAATACAAAACTAAAGATGAAATACTTGAGATGATTAAAAAGGGTTGTAAGAGTTCTGAAATTGGTCCGGATCCGATTGTGGTTTCTGACATAATTGACGAACTTATTGGTGAAGGATATTGTATAGATAAAAAAGACAATGTATATATTCTTTCAACTAATGTGGAGAAAAAGAGAAGAGATATTGTGAGACCTTGGAATGGATGTAAGCATATTAGAATAGGTGTTGTTAGCGATACTCATATAGGTAATGTAAATAACCAAATGACATTCTTAAAAGAGTTGTACGAACGTTTCTCAGAACTTGGTATAACTGATGTATATCATTGTGGGGATATTTCGGACGGGTGGTATCCTAACAGATCCGATCAAGTGTATGAATTACATTCTCATGGCGCAGATGGACAAGTTAGTTATATTTGTAAACATTATCCTAAGGTCGATGGTATAACTACACATTTTATTATAGGAAATCACGACTATACATTTATAAGAAATACTGGATATAATATAGGACCTGCTATAGAGATGAGAAGACCTGATATGAAATATTTAGGGATAAACAATGCTAGAGTGTGGCTTACTCCTAATTGCGATATGGAGATAAATCATCCTGGAGATGGTAGTGCTTATGCTATGTCATATTCTATTCAGAAGTATATTGATAGTATGAGTGGTGGTGATAAGCCTAAGATATTATTAAACGGGCATCATCATAAATTCTTAACGATGTTCTATAGAAATATTCATGCTATCGAGGTTCCTTGCACGGAGGCTCAAACAAACTATATGAAGAGTAAGAGATTAGCTGCTCATATGGGAGGATTAGTGTTGGATATTTATGTGGATGAAGAAGGAACTATTGATAGATTCTGTGTAGAGCTTATTCCTTTATATAAGGCTATTGAGAACGATTATTAGGAGGGGTTATTATGAAATCATGTGCTAATTGTGGACTTTGTTATGTTGATCCTAATAGCGCTGACAGGGACGTTTATAGATGTATGAGAGGTCTTAGAGAACCTATAGATGACTTGTTTGTACTTGGTAGGGTTAGATGTAGTAAATATGTAGAAGTTGAAATTGTATTAGATATACAGAAAAAATAAAAAAAAAGTAAAGAGGTTTAAACATGAGTAAGTTTGTGAGAAGGTATTTGGTCAGATTTCTAAGATATAATAGATGTATGCGACTAGAAGCATTAAAGAAAAAATTGATATATGATGAATTATTAACTTTAAAATAAAAAAAAAGGAGAGAGAGTATTATGAAGAAATGTTGTAAATGTAATGAAGGAGAAATGTTAACATTCTACAGACGTAGAGACGATGCTGCGGTGAACGTGTGCGATTATTGTGGGTATACTGTTAAGGACGAACAAGCTGCTAAGGACGGCGTGAACGTTATTTGTTCGGCTTGTGCTGGGTCTGGGACTTCTTATGAAGGTAATGATAACTGCGTTAGATGTAACGGCGCGGGTTATGTTAAGATTAAATAATGGTATGGGGAGGGTGATTATACATCCTCTTTTATTTTTGTCCTACGGACGATTTTTCCCACCCAACCACCCTTTATTTTCTTAATTTGTATCTAGATTTTTGTGGTCAGTTTTGTGGTCAGTTTTTTTAAAAAGTGGGCAAAAAGTGGGCAAGTGGTCAAAAAATGGTCATGAATTATTAAAAAACTATAAGAATTGAATATGAAAAGTGATTTGTGGCCAAAAAAAGTGGGCTTTTGGTCACTTTAAAAAAAAAAGTGGGCAGGCCTCAAACCCAGTGTTCATGCGGGTTTCCGGGGTTTGTGGTCAAAAACCCACTTTTATTATTAACTTTAAAAAAAAAAAAAAAAAAATAATATATAATATATAGCAAAAAAAGTGGGCAAGTGGGCAGACACAATTTTATATAAGGGGTTCGGGGTGTCCCCGCGAAAATTACATGTTATATAGTGAGAAATATTATTAAAATTTTGGAGGTATTGAAAATGAAAAAAATATTTAGTAAGGAAAACGTTAAGAAGTTTTGGAAAGAGAACAAGGAGTTTGTTATCGGTGTTGGTGTAGCAATAGGCGGCGTAGCTGCTACTATTGTATACATCAGTAACGCAAATAAGAAGCTTGAAGCAGATGGACAAGAGATAATTAACGGTTTCAAGAAAGCTAAAGAAACTTTTGAGGAGTTTGATTGCGGAAGAAATTGTTTAATGACATTTACAGATGAAGAGACTGGGGAGGAGTTAAGAACAGTTCGTTGTACCGAATCATACGTGCGAGATTGGGTTGATAGTGGATTATTATCGGAAATAATAGAACACGATTACGATATCAAGCAAGATGAAATGGAGTAACAATTGGGCCTAACAAGCCCTTTTCTTTTTGTCTACGCGAAACTAACAAGTTCTATTATGAGAAGAATAAAATATAAAGGAGAGGTTTATTATGAAATCATCAACAATTATAATGGTTAGTGCTTTAGGAGGAATATTAGGAGCAACTCTAGGAAGAGTTATCGGAGAATTACCAACTATAGTAATAGCATTTATATTAGGAGGAATATTAACATATATAAACGAAAAATATAATAGATTATTCTAAAAGAGTTAAGGCAGCAATGCCTTTGCTTTTTGTCCGCGAATATTACATGTCATATTATGAAAAGAATATTAAAAGTTTTAGCTTGCGCTGAATTGACAGGGTTGAAATAGGAGAGAGATTCGGCTAAAAAGTATATTCGGTCTGCGCTGAATTGACAGGGTTGAAAGTAATAGATATTGTTCTATATGCTATTTAGGAGAGAGATTCAACCGGTGATATACATATTCTTTTCATTTTTTTCTAGCCCACTTACGGTATTTACAGTTTCTACTAGAATAGAAATACGCGAAAAATACATGCCCTTTTATAGGGGGAATAAGAAACTGTGGTTTCTGTTGTAGAATTAAAGTATACAGTTCCTTCTAAATTTCGAAAGGGGTGCTTTTTATGAAAGAGAATCAATTTCAAGCAATGTTAATTAAAACGTTGAAAAAACGATTTACAGGATGCATGGTACTGAAGCTAGATTCTGCTTATATACAAGGCATCCCAGACTTACTAATTTTATATAAAAATAAATGGGCAACTTTGGAATGTAAAAAATCAGCAGTATCTGCAGTAAGACCTAATCAAAAGTATTATGTCAATCTAATGAACACTATGTCATTCTCAAGATTTATATGCCCAGAAAATATGGAGGTGGTTTTAAATGAACTTCAACAATCATTCGAAACTTAGCGGATGCCACGCATTTCTAAGTGCTAGTCAATTTCATTGGATTAGATATTCAGATGAAAAAATAGTAGACAGATACAACAAACAACTTGCAGTAAAGAAAGGAACTGAGTTGCATGACTTTGCGTCTAGATGTATACAGCTTGGTCAAAAACTTCCTAAGTCTAAAAAGACTTTAAATGCATTTGTTAATGATGCTATAGGATATAGAATGGAGACGGAACAAGTACTCTTCTATTCTGAAAACTGTTTTGGTACAGCCGATGCTATATCATTTAACGAAAAGGAACGATTCCTAAGAATTCATGATTTGAAAACAGGGGTCAATCCAGCTCACTTCGAACAATTATTAATTTACTCAGCTATGTTCTGCTTAGAGTATGGTTACAAACCAGAAACGCTAACTATAGAACTTAGACTGTATCAAAACGATGAAGTGTTTATATTAGAGCCGGATCCACAAGATATATCTGATATAATGAATACTATTGTGAGATTCGACAAACTTATCAACAAAGAAAAAATGGGGGTTGATTATTAATGGATAGAGATTATATTGAAAATAATATTATGACTGATGAAGAATATTTAATGCATTATGGAATGCCTAGAAGATCTGGTAGATATCCATGGGGTAGTGGTAAAGAATCATATCAAAGAACTGGAGACTTCTTAGCTAGAATAGACGAGTTCAAAAGTAAAGGTATGAGCGAAAAAGATATTGCTACTGCTTTTGGTTTAACTACATCACAATTAAGAATTCAACAATCTTGGGCTAAAGCAGAAAGAAGAAGTACTGAAGTTGATAGAGCTAAAGCTTTAAGAGATAAAGGTATGTCACTTAATCAAATAGCTAAAGAAATGGGATATTCTAACGATTCATCAATAAGATCTTTATTAAATGAAACGTCTGCACAAAGAATGAATGAAGCAGCTAATGTTGCCGCTACTATAAAGAAGCATATCGATGAAAAAGGTATGATAGATGTTGGTTCTGGTATAGAAAGAGAATTAGGAACATCTAAAGAAAAGCTAAAACAAGCTCTATATATGCTAGAACTTGAAGGATATCCTACTTATGCAGGTGGTGTTGCGCAAGTTACAAATGCTGGTAAGCAAACTACTATAAAAGTTATATGTCCTCCAGGAACTAAACACAGTGAGATATATGATTATTCTAAAGTTAACACTATAAGAGATTATAATACTCTTACAGGAGAATGTAATGTGGATCCTAGCTTTAAATACCCAACTTCGGTGGATCTAAAAAGAGTTCATATAAGATATTCTGAAGAAGGTGGACTATCAAAAGATGGTACTATTGAAATAAGAAGAGGCGTTGAAGACCTTAATCTTGGTAACAGTCACTATTCACAAGTAAGAATACTAGTCAATGATAACATGTATCTAAAAGGAATGGCTGTTTATAAAGATGATTCTAACTTCCCTCCTGGAACTGATATAGTATTCAATACTAATAAGAAAAAAGGTACACCTCCTGAGAAAGTATTTAAAGGAGTTGAAGACAACTTAAAGAAAGATCCTACAAACCCATTCGGTTCAACTATAAAACCAAATGGTCAATCTTATTATATAGATAAGAATGGTGAGAGAAAGCTATCTGCTATAAATAAAAGAGCTGATGAAGGTGATTGGAATGACTGGTCTCAAGGTTTACCATCACAATTCTTAGCTAAACAAAGTAAAACGTTAATAACTAAACAACTTAGTTTATCTAAAGCGGACAAGCTTGCTGAGCTAGAAGAAATAATGGCTATAGATAATTCAACTGTTAAGAAAAAATTACTAGCAGACTTTGCTCAAGATGCTGATGCCGCAGCAGTTCACTTAAAAGCGGCTGCTTTACCTAGACAAAGATATCAAGTTATACTACCAATAGATAGTTTAAAAGATACTGAGATATATGCACCTAACTTCCAAGATGGAGAAAAAGTAGCTTTAGTTAGATTCCCACATGGGGGAACTTTCGAAATACCTACACTTACTGTAAATAATAAAAACAAAGACGCTATAGGAATGATTGGTAAGAATCCTAAAGATGCTGTTTGTATAAACTCAAAGGTTGCTGAAAGATTATCAGGAGCTGACTTCGATGGAGACACAGCATTAGTTATACCAACTAATAGTAAAGTTAAAATAACAACTCAAAAACCTTTAGAAGGTCTTGAAGGATTCGATAATAAAGCTGAATATCCTGCTAAACCTGGTTGTAAGCTTATGCAAAAATCAAGTGTTGGTAGAGAAATGGGTGTTATATCAAACCTTATAACAGATATGACTTTACATGGTGCTACTCCTGATGAATTAGCTAGAGCTGTTAGACATTCAATGGTTGTTATCGATGCTTATAAACATAAGCTTGACTATAAGAAATCAGAAGCTGACAATGGTATAGCTGCTTTAAAGAAGAAGTATCAAACTACTGTGGATGAAGATGGTAACTTACACACTGGTGGAGCATCTACTTTACTATCAAAAGCTAAGGGTACTGAAAGAGTTCAAAAGAGAGTTGGTACTCCTAAGATAAATGAGAAAGGTAAAGAGTGGTATGATCCGAGTCTACCAGAAGGAGCTTTAATATACAATAAGTATAAGAATGTTAAGGGATCTAAAGACTACGATCCAACTCAACCTGAAGGGGCTTATATAACTAGAAAGCCTGAGACCTATGTAGACAAACAAGGCAAGACTCAAATAAGAGTAGAGAAGAGTACTAAGATGGCTGAAGCTAGAGATGCTAGAAAACTATCATCTGGTACCCCACAAGAGGAGCTTTATGCAGACTATGCTAATGCACTAAAGGCTATGGCTAATACAGCTAGAAAAGCATTAGTTACTACACCTAAATTACAATACTCTCCTGAGGCTAAGAAGAAGTATGCTACCGAGGTGGATACATTAAAGCATAAGCTTAACATAGCTCTACTTAATGCCCCAAAAGAAAGACAGGCACAGCTATTAGCTAACTCAGTTATCAAGGAGAAGACTAAAGCAAATCCTAACATTGAACCAGAACAACTTAAAAAGATGAAACAACAAGAGCTTAATAAGGCCCGTATAAAGTTCGGTGCCAAGAGGGACCTTATAGAGATCACTGATAGGGAATGGGAGGCTATACAAGAAGGAGCTATCACAGAGAATGTATTAACACAAATACTAAACAATGCTGATATAGATTCTTTAAGAGCTAGAGCAACACCTAGAAACAACAAAACATTAAGTGAAGCTAAGCTTAATAAGCTACAAGCAATGAAGGTATCTGGGTATACTAACGATGAGATAGCTAAAGCTCTAGGTATTTCATCAGCAACAGTTGTTAAATACTTATAGGAGGATGATAAAGATGAAGAGAAAGAAATGTATGTTAACTACAATTGATAATCCTTACAATCCGTTTGAAGATTTCGACTCTTGGTTTAGGTATGACAATGATTTAGGTTACAATTCTTGTTGTCTTCTTGCAAGAATCGGAAAGTTTTCAGACACTTTAACTGAAATGGAAAACGATGAAGAACAAGAAAGAGCAATTGATGAGATAATTCAACATGACATCTTTAACATTTACAAGAAAGTTGTTTCTTATGAAGAAGATGAACCATTAATTGCAGAAGTTTAGATATATAGGGGGGGGTCCGTAAAAACTACACCCCCTGCTGAAT